CCGGGATATCGCAATACTCCGAATGAAAATCGCGGTAGTCAGTGACAAGCTCGCTGCGCTCATTCCTGAAAACCTCGGTGAGATACCACTTGCCCTTCGGACTGTGCTGCCAAGTCACGTTCTCGGAGCCACACCGTTTGCATCTCGCCGTGTTGTTGACGTACTCGGGCTTCATCTCGATCATCTCCTTTCGTTACGCACAGTGTAGCATCGTGTGTCAAATTACCTTTTAGCTCCGCAGTCCAACCACAATGAAAAGGACGGCCGCTGCTAGACAAACGGCCGTCCAGATGAAAAGAAATTCGAGCACTGCCCTAACCGTACGGGTAATTCTCGATCCGTTGACGCTCGCGCATCTCATCCTGCAATTTCATGATGCACGCACGCTCTCGGCCAGGCAAGCTCTCGTCACTGTTCGAGTAGTGCGACAAGGACTCAATGCACTCCTGCGCTTTTGTAATTGCCTCACGCTCCGGACTGGTCAGCCAACCGTCAGACGTTCTCAACAGCCGCTTGAGCCGATCATTGAGCGTGAAAAGCTCACTCTGCGTCAGTGGTCGAAACCTAGCCAAGACTCCTCGCCCTCTGTGTGAACGCCGCCAGCGTCTTGATTGGGCTGTCGAGCGGAGTAATCAGGAAGCTCCAACCCTGCTCGCCGGTCACGTTCTCGACGGCCCTCATGAAATCTTCGGCCTCCTCAGAATTCTCGAACGGGCCGAAATACTCCGTGATGCTGTCCTCCGGATTTTCGGACTGTGGAAATGTAATTGCGACAATGTGCATTTGTTTCCTCTCAGTCGTAGGCGATACAGGCACGGGAGGCGTTGACAGCAATTACACCAGTGTAGTACACCGGCCGACGCAGATAAATCGTCGCAAGCCGACTCCATGAATAACGCCGCTCCAACCAGCGCAGCGTACAGACACAGAAGAGGTTGGAATTTCCACGACCGTTGCTAATACAGCCTTGAAGCACAGCAGCTTCCTGTGCATGCGACCATTTGTAATTCGCTGTAGCATGCGCCGCCGCCGTGAACGCAAGTGCGAGCGCCGCAACAAATGTTGCCACAGCCGACGACAGTAGAATAAACCTGGACAACTACTGCTCCTTTCGGGTCTTTTTGCGGATTGGCAATTTCACTCCGAGTTTGATCGCAAGCTCGCGAGCTTCGGGATTGGTGACTGCCCACCGGAGAAAATGCTTGTCTCCCTCCTTGAGCAGCCGCGTAAGAGTCTGTGTGTACGTCTGAGTAGTGGGCGGTGAAACGGTGAAAGCTGTCTCGCTCATCACATTTCCATCGGGATCAATTACACGACTGATCCGCTTGTCGCCCTTGGTGCGAGCAACGACGATGCCACCTAGTGCATCACCCGTTTTCGTCCAGCCATCCGGCACTACAATTTCAGCGATGGCCTGCTCCATTTCAAGCTTGATCCGCTCGTTTTCGTCGCGCACTAGCCACGGCGTCTGAGCCTTGGACTGAATATGACTGAACCGGCGCTTTTTCCGGAGCGGCGGCTTCCACGTCGAGCGCGATTTCTTGGGTCGTGGCTTCCAGAAAAAGAATTCACCCTTGACCGCATCGCTGCCAATCTTGGCTGTAGCTCGCTTTTTCATTTCGGACTCCTTACCTCGGTTGACGTTTGGTGAGTGAGTAGGGTGGCCTGCTCACTCACCACGTCAAGTCTAGCATGCGCTATCAAATTTCCTTTAGCGGTCAGTTGAGGCAGACGTGATAGAGGATCGGCGGACACGGGGGACGGGTCAGCGTCCGGCTGTAATAGACGCAGTTCGGGCCGAGCAGCGTCATACCCTCGACCGGAACCTCAAAGCCGCCCATGTTCTCCATCTCAGTCACGATGACGAGCGGCAGTCCATCGAAATCATCCGGGCTATACACCCGATTCAGAATCTCCTCGACAGGCGGATATTTCATTTGTACCTTCTCCCTTCGATGACGGCCGGGTAAATCTCCGGGCCGGTCGGATCAGGGTTGATGCGCTCTCCCCTGATTGCTGGCTCCTCCACGTTCAAGTTGTAATTCGTGACGTGGGTTCCTGCAAGTCCCTGAACACCCTTCTTGATTACGTGAAGCGTGTCCGACACAAGATACCACAGGAACGCAACTACCCCGAATGAAATTGGCCCCCAGTACAAGCCGCTCCAACCCATGCCCCATACGAACAGAGCCGACCAGGCGAGAATGACTGCAATTCTAGTCGGCATTCTCGCCCTGCTCACCGTTGTAGAGGAGTTTGAGCAACTTTTCAGCACCGTTGCCACTGAACCTCAACATTGAAATTTCAGGTTCGCCATTGTTGTTGCTCCTAGCCACAACCCAAACCTCGTTCTCCTCGAAACCCAGTTCGGCCAGGACATTTTCATAATGCTCTTGCAACGCACGCCGTTTTTCGGCTCGCTCAATTCGGATACGCTCAGCCTCAGCTTTTTCCTCGCGCAATGCGTCGGCCTCATCAACCGAGACTATCTCACGCGAGAGCACACGGCGCATCCTGAAAACATGATTGCCCGTCGTGGAATCGAAAACAGTAGCCGGATTACCGTCCGAGTCCAAAATTGTAATTTGGACTTCATCGTGACGGTTCGAGAAGGACGAGCTTGGAATTCCAAAATCGTCAATGCGAGCTTTGACGCCGGTCAACCTGCGCACGCCTCGTCCAACCTTGACGATTTCGACCACCCTACCGATGTACATATCCTTCTGTTGCATGTAATTTCCTTCACTGTCGGATGAGAATTTGTCCTAGGGACATTTCGAGAACTGAAAAACCCCGGAATATTTCAGCCGGGGTTTTTCAGCCTTTTCTACCGACGAGCCGCTGCACGACCGCGAGCGCGAGTCGTGGTCTTGTTCTTACTGCCCACAGGACGCCCTCGCTTGGCTCCTGCCGCCTTCGCAGGCCGACCACGCTTCACGACCGCCGCCTTGGCAGGACGGCCTCTACGGGCCGCTCCTGCCTTCTTGACGGTCGATGCCTTGCGAGTCGTTGACACCTTGCGGCGAGTCGTCGCCTTGCGAGTCGCCGTGACGGGCTTCCACGTACCGTTTCCGGTGCCGCCCGTGCCGTACTCGACGCGATCCGTGGCCTTGTCGTGCTGGCCGGTCTGAATCGCGAAGTCCCAAGCCGTGCGAGCGATGCGGTATTTCAACATCTGCTGCGCCTCGGGCAGAGTCCGCCGCGAGCCATCGCGCTTGATCTTGTTGGTGAAATCCCACACGCGCTTGACGAGGACGGAGTAGACCTTCTCGCGGTCGCCGTTGTACTTCGCCAGCGCCTTGATGATCTGGTCGGGAGCGCTACCCTCACGGGCATTCCAGCGCTTCTTGTAATTCACGCGCCCGAGCAGATGCCTTCCGTCACCGTTTCCGCTCGCAGCGGGCCGTCGCTTCGCCGTGCCGCTCTTGCGCGACCGGGCAGGTGCGGCCTTGCGAGTGGTCACAGCCTTGGCCTTCGGGGGCCGACCCCTCCGGACGGGCTGCTTTTTCGCAGTCGCCTTCTTGGCGACAGCCTTTTTGACAGTGCGCTTGACAGTGCGCTTGGGAGTGTCGTACTCCGCGATCAGGTCACGAAGCTCACGCACGCTCGACGCACTGCGAATCTCGGACGAGGGAATTCCAAGGCGCTTCGCCTGTGCCCTCAGATCCGCGAGTCTTGCTGCCATCGTCTTGCCTCCTTCTCTCTCTTTCATCGGGCCGGAATTGACCACCCGCACAGCTTAGCAGTAATTGTCAAGCCGTCAAGTTCCAATTTCGCGAAAGGGCAATTTGCAGGGATTTCAAGAGCCGCGCGGTCGTCCCTTGTGGTGGCCCGCAATGATCCGCTCGATTTCGTCCACCTGCTCCGGACTCCACATCCGGACTTCGAGACGACCACGCTTGACCCGAGACGCCTTTGGAATTCTGTTGTCCCGTTCGAGCTTTCGAATCCATGAAATGTCCTTTTCCACGATATCTGAAAGCTCACGAATGGTCACGTACTGCTTGAACTTCGGCGGCTTCAAATACGCAAGATCCCTACGCCTTGGTAACTGCTGATCGTAGGGAAGCTCATTCAGCTTCAATTTCGTTTTCGTTTTCTTCCTAATCATCAGATGAAAATATCCGGAGATATGGGGACTTGTCTTTTTCCCACCATGCCGGTGCCACATCCTGCACTGTAATTACACCCTCGGCAATGGCTTCCTCAATCTTGATGGGATCAGGAATTCTCGTCGTCAAACGTAGCCACATCTTCTTAGCCTTATCAGGACTGCGCTTGAATTTCTTTGTGAGCAGTTCCTTGAGCGGTACCGCATACCCCGGCGCATCGTCCGTTAGCTGGCTGCGCTCACCAATCCACGTCGCGCCATACGTCGCCCGGACGAGCGTGCCGTGAAAACCCTTCTTGAAATTCAAACGGTCGAGACTGTTCTCGACCATGAACGCGGTAACGGCTCGCTTTAGCTCGACGCAATCCAGTTCCATCTCGTCAATACCGGACTCCTTCTTTATCTCGTCAATTTCATCCTTCATGTTTTGGAAAAGCGTAAGCGCTTTCTTAGCTTCGGCTTCTGTCTTGACGATGTACTGTCCGTTCGCCGCCCGTGTGACAGCCACAGTGAGCCTCGCTTTCTAATTGAAATTTTGTTCTTCCGGTACGCGAGCTTTCTTCGATCCCACTGTCGCCGTAGCACACCCACACGCGGATCGTAGAAGTCGTAAATTACAGCATCTTTCTTGTCGGGGTGCTGCCTTAGTGCCCGTCCGATCTGCTGAACGATTCGCCCTTCATGCTTTCCAGGGTGGACAAGGCAAACTCGATTGAGTCTTGGCACGTCGAGAGCTTCGTCAGCAAGTTGCGTAGCAAGAACGCATCGAATTTCCCCCGATCTAAACTGGTCAAGGATTCGTCCACGATTATGCTTTCCACGCCTTGCTGTAAGAATTTCGACTGGTGCTTGCATAGCCTCAGCAATTGCTCCAAGATGCTCAATTCTTCGGCTAAGAACGAGGACACTGTTTCCGGCGTTGATTTCATCGTCTACCACCTTTGCGATTTGTTGATTGCGCTCCTCGTCCACGATCAGGGCACGAAGAATATTTCCCCAGTCAAAGCGCCCTCGATACGGGGCATAGAAATTCGTCTTGACAGGCACCACTTCCAGCTTGACCGGACTGGTGAATTTCTGCCGGTAAATGATCGGGCCGAGAATGTACTTCATTGCGGGATGCATTCCGTCCGCTCTAGTGGCAGAAGCCGTGAAACCGAAACGGTAATACGCAGGGCAGGAGTTGAGCACGCCTTCCCATGTGGGTGCAGCGACGTGATGTGCTTCGTCCGCGATTACACACCCAAATTGCTGCCAGAATTTCTTGTCATGCGTGTACTTGACGAGTGACTGCACCATTCCAATCGTGATGTGGCCGACCTGACAGCGCTTGCCCTGAATTACACCCACCTTTCCCTTTAGCTCAGGAATTGCGTTCTCGGTGTACTCCACCCACTGCTTGAGAATGTCGGCCGTGTGAACAAGCACAAGCGTCCGCGTGCGGCACTCCGCAGCAAACGCAAGTGCAACTTGGGTTTTTCCCGTATTGTGAACGACAAACCCATTCGCAATGTAATTGCTCGGATCTCCAACTTCAAGATCAAACGTCTCCTCGACGCCAATCTCTGTAATCGAAACAATTTCCTCAATTGAGGTACGAGCAGTTACCCTGCGCCAGCCGCCATTTACGCCATGCTCCACAGCATGAGCACTAGGCGACTCTTTCACTTCCAAGTTGGAGAGTTTGTTGTTGGTCGGATCGTTGTCTTTGTGATGAACGACTACAGCCGGATCGAGAAACGTCAGCCCGCTGATTTCATTTGCCCGCAGGCGATCAACGTACTCACCCAGCGCAAGCTTGTTCAAGTCGGCTTCGACAACGATCCGATGAGCGGGGCACGACCAACGGGCATAACCCTTGTGCGGGCGCTCCAAAGCATAAGGATGACCAACCAACCCTTGAATTTCACGATAGACAAGCTTCTTTCGTTCTCCTGTCCACTTCATCTTGCCGCCATCGACATAGACATTCGTGCCGACCCGAAGCTGAGACAGCTTCCGCCATCCACGATTCGTCAAGAACGGATGATCTGCCGTCGCTCTGACCGCTCGACCCGATTTCGTTTTCACTTCGTAGACAGCCTTCTTGCCCGACTCCCACGAATCCTTGATTTCAGTCAAGCGAATGGTTCCGTCAGGGAAACGAGCGCGGATCATCGTCGGAATTGAAAGATCCCATTTTCGGCCCCAATGGACATTCCCGCCGTTCAGGCGCATGACAAGATCACGCATCGTCGTCTTGAAGCTCTTTCCGCCCCGATTGACTTCGATCACGGCATCACCCGAAATACAGCCAGGCGGTCGAATGATCTGCCCCTGCTCGTTCTCGAACATTGCACTGAGGGCTTCGACCTGACCGGCGAAGCGCTCATCCTTCTCCGTGTCATCCAGCTTCAAAGTGAAATTTAGCTCTGGCATCTCCGGAGCCACGCGCTTGTCGTGATAGCGAACATGATTCGGCAGGAGGTACCAGGCACCGCGAGGAAGCTTGAAATACCCCTTGGTCAGATAGCGCCGATAGCCCACGGCTACGTCGCCATTGGGAAGCTCGAACGTCAACGAGCGGAGCAGCTTGTCCCATTCGCGCTCCGTAAGCTCGTCAATGTTGAGATAGATGAAATTGTCAACGATCATGCCGCTTCAGTATAGCACCCTAGGTCAATTAGTCAACGGCATGGCTCAATAACTCAAAACGCAAAGCTTGAGCCGCCCTTGCCGCCTCTCGCTCTGAATCAAACCGGCCTGCTGAAAATTTCCTCCCACGAACATGCACGTAGGATTCCCACCTACCACTTTTTTGATCCCAGGCCACACCACGAAACTGTGAAGTGAAATTTCCATGCCGCATGATGTTATGCCCTTGATGCCTTGGCATAACCACTCGCAAATTACATCGTCGGTTATCGAGCCTATCCCGGTTCACATGGTCAACCTGTAGACCATCACCTTTTACCAAGCCAAGAATTTCTCGATGCATGAAAATACATTCTCGAATACGACGGCTCTCCGCTCGACCTTCATCATTCCTACCACGCCGATACGCATAACCATTCGCCATCAAATTCCAGTGATTCTCATTTAGCCAATCGAAATCACGCCTAGAAACTCGCGCCCAAGCAACAATGCCTTTTCGTCCATACAAAGGAATTTTCATCCTTTCCGCACTTCCCTTGGGGCAATTCCAGCACTGACAAGCTCATTCAATTGAACTTGCATGATGGCTAAACTGTCAAATCGGTCATCGCACTGCACAGCCTTTGCGGTCGAGGAATCCGGTCGGGAAATTTTCGTCCCATTTCGCACGATCAAGTCAGGCCAATCCGGTATCTTGTTCCTGAACACGGGATCTTCGGAGAAATTTGCGGCCCACTGCTTCGCACGAAATTTCCCTGAGTCAACAGGCTTGCAGTTGTACTCGGCGGCAAGCTCTGGACTGCGCCACTTGGAATGGTGAATTGTAATTCCAAGATCCGCAGCAATTACTTGCCGCCATTGATGATTTCCGATCTGTGAAATGTTCACGTAGCCAAAGCGCAGCAGCCCGCCCAAAAACGCACCCGATATTTCGGCCTGTTGCTTGAGCGACTGTGAAATTCCTCGCCGCATGAATCCTCCGTGCGGCGGAAACGGCTCCTCCTGAGAAATGAAAATCTCATCGAGTTTGAGCGAGAGTTTCAGCGCCGCTAGGAGATCCATCACAATTTCATGCGCCCGTGCCGCTGTTTTCAGGCGCTCGAAATAATGAGTACCCTTGTCAAATGACACCATCACGAATTCCGGGCCAACGTAGCGGTCTAGCGTTTTGTCGTAGCCCACACCTGCACCAGCAATGGACGACAGCGAGATATCGAACCCAAGCGCCGCCCAACCGCGTTCACGATCCTCCCTCGGCGTCGGAAATTTCTTCTTAGGGGTTTTCTTCCGTACCGGAATCGGTTTCGCCATTGTTTTCCCCTTTTGCCATTTCCATTACCTGTGTAATTACAGCCAACTGACTGACGTAGTAAGGCTTGACGCTCTCGTTCCACTCTTCCTCTGACCAGGCAATCGACTTGAAAATCCCCTCACACACCGTACGCGGAGACGCACCCGAACGCAGCGCCATTGCGACGATTACTTCGACCACCATCATGCACAGATCATCATTGTCCATACCCGCCAATTCCACCTGAAACACGATAGACGGATCGTTTGTAAGTATCCCGATCTGCGGAATGTCATTCATTTCCACGGCCTCGTCCGAATCCAAAATTCACCCTTCGTCCGCTCCGGCAATTCATCCTCCATGATCGCAATGAGCTTCTTGCTGACTTCCTCGAATTCAGGTAGCCCCTTGATTTCAACACTAACCAGCACCTTGTCCTTGTCGTCACGCCGCACTACTTCCACGAAGCAGCCGCCCATCGACAAGAATTCTCCCGCCCTTGATTTCATTTTGCCTCCCAAATCACTTCCACATTGAAACAATGCGCTGAGTTGTGATACCGCAGTTGATCCTCAAACGGATAAATTACAGCGTAACTCTCTCCTCCCCACTGATTCGTGTATTTGACCACCCGTGAAATTCTCGGATCACCAGGATAGTGTCCATTATTGGCGATGATCTTGTCGATAATTTCTTTACTAAGAGTTGCCATCATGCTCCTTACAAAGTGAATGAGGGACTTCCTGATCCCTAAATGAAATTTCATATTTCAAACGCAGCGGTCGAATCAGGTTCATGGCATAGTAATCACGGGCATTCAAGCGGTTGACCTTTCCAGCACCAATTTCTTCGATTTCATCGGCCACGATTTCCAGTATTTCTCGCGTCGATACCTCGTCACGATGATGCGTTGCGCTTCCCTGCCTGCGCACAGGCTTGAGCGCAGCTTTCTCAAACTCCGCAATAGCTTTGTCATCGTCGGCAATCTGTGTCAGCCGCTTCTTGCCCTTGGCAACTGGCGGTACAGCCTTGGGAATCGTCTTGGGAGTCTTTTTCCTAACCACGACACTTCACCCCACAACGAGCACAAAAGCCCTTCGGCAATCTGAAATTTCCCACACGAATATCCATAAGTGCGCAGGCTACCAGACTACGCACAGCGATATAGCGAAAGTTTTTCAGTTGAATGCGCTCCAACTGTTGTTGCTCGACAGGTGTCGTGTTGTACGTGCGGTCACGAACCGTAAACTTGGGCCTCCCTTCCATGATTTGTAATTCCTCAATCATGTGACCTACCACCTTCAAAATCGAGTCGTCGTTTGCCGCAAGAATTTTCTGCACGTATTCCTCACGCTCATCCGCTCGCTCGTCTAATTCCATGAGGACTTTTGAAATTTGTCGCTCCGACATACGCTGCGACTTGGGATCGAAAAGCTCCCGGATTTCATCAGAGCGCTTGGTTGGCTTCTTTTTCCGAACTGGAATTGGCTTAGTCAACTTGGGCCTTTTTAGTCTGATCGCACATGGCATCCTCGTAACCTGCTTGGTATGCAGCGGACTCACCCTCTATCGCTCTTATCAGCTTCTCCCGCTCTGCCTCCGCAGCCTCTAGAGCGTCGGCCAATCGTCGAATTACATCCAACGCTAGTGAATCTTGCGTGGAAGAGCGCCGCGCTTCTTCAATGAGCGCCGTGTCGGTCACGTCAACCACCACCCCAAGATGAAGCCGATGACCACGCCAGCGACCGCGCCCGTCGAGAACATCCAAGCCATGAACCGTGCCGTGTCGGTCATTGCTGCTCCTTGAAGCCGCTTTCCCCAAACGCCTGAGCAAGCGCAATGCCTGCCTCCATTGTCTGAACCCACGCCTCTACTATTGCTTGTACATTTTCATCAGAATGATCCATAACCGGCACACGTATCTCTGACGTCCAAATTTCATGTTCATAGGGATACTTGTTGGCAGGTCGCAGTACCTTGACGGAAAGAGTAATTGCTGAACCAAATCGCTCTAGCAATACCTGATCGCGATGCTCCTCGGGGCTTTGTTTTGTAGTCAATTTTCTACCTTCTCCTTCCTCGGTCACGCCGTCCATATCCACGGACAGACAATCACGATTGTACCACGCATACTCGGTAATGAAATCGTTGAGGCGTTCTAGAAAAGCCCGAAATTCCGGTTGGTCAAGAATACGAACGTCAATTTGTAATGACTTCAATTTTCCAACCTTTCATTCGAACACTGCCACTAGCCAGGCTATTACAGCAATGCCCGCCATAATCGGCCACAGGATACTCCCAAACCCCTCGGAAAGAAATATCCATGCCGTAGCTCCTGACAGGCAAAGGGCAATTCCGACCAGTGTCAATTTCTTTTTCACGCCGAGAGTGCCGCCGCCCACTTGTACGCCTGCGCAGGCGTCAAGAAAAAGAAATTTTTGTTCTGATTCTTCACTTCCAGTGCCGTGTACGGGCCGTACATGCGAAATCTGTACACGGCTCCGGTTGAAATACGGAGCGACCAGGAATTCGGGCCGCTACGACCCTGCCTGACGCGATGCACTAGGTCATCCTTGGCAAGCTTGCTCGCAAGCAAGCCCTTGATGAGAGCATCCCTGAACGGGCCAATTTCAACCTCATGATGGTTGGCTTCCGGAAGGACTGCGTTGACGTTCTTTGAAATTACCTGTAGCATCGTCGGATTCCTTTCTGTATTTTGCCCTACACTTTTGGCATCGGCATAGGCATGGTGGGCTTGGTCGAAGCGGATACCTCCTCAGCCGCCACAATCTGCGACAGATCAATCGAGGATGTGCCAGCGATAGGGCGCAAGCTGAAATCTTCTCGACCGTAGACACTCGGGCCGAGATACTGGCCGACAAATTCCTTTTGCACAATGCGACCATTCGCAGCTTCGTGATTGTAGACGACGTGATACATCTGACCTTTGACCAACTCGGGCACCATTTTCATGACAATTCCTCTCGCGTTTTTCCATTGCGCGTCTCTCTGAGTCTGACGAGCAAATCGGATTCAATTTCAAAGATACCGCTCGCTCCGTACTTCTTGCACAGTTTCTCGAAATCTGAACCGGACTCAGGACGTGAAAAAAGCTGTACATGCGCGTAGCTCGTTCCCTCGATGTAACCACGCAATTTCAGTCGTGTACCCGAACTGAGCGGGCCAAGCGACTTTTTCAGAATAAAATCAGTCATGACTTCTCCACTCTGTCGATCAGGCCACAATTCGGGCACGTATACAGATCGAAGGTAGAAGCACTGACAGTCCGCAGTCGATTCTTGTGATCGCAGTCATACTCTTGAAATTGCTCGACCAACTCAGCCCTAGTCAATTTCGAGCCTGCGTTGTCCTCGATGTACTGCGCAAGAGGAGACAAGCCACCAGGCTCTTTCGTCGGCTGTGGCAAAGCAGTCTTACGCTCAGACGGACTCCTTCCTGCCTTTCTGAATGAAATTTCTACCTTGGGCTTCTTCGTGCGCGGCATTACCATCCTCTCTAGCTAGCGGTCGAACGGGCCAGGCCCATTATACCACCTAGGGATGATAATGCAAGCCCTGGTCAGTCCACCGCAGCCCGCTCCGAAAGCCGCCGTGAAATCTCCCTCGATGCCGCATTACGCAGGGATTCATAGCCCGCCGCAATAGCCGACAGCACACCGACCTTGGCTTCTAGCTCTAGGATCTTATCCTCAATTTCAACAATGCCGTCATCGTCCTCCATCATGGCATTGACGATATTCAGCTTCTCGCCCTTGTTCCTGATCCGAAATTTCGATTTCTCGATCTTCAGATCCCGGCGAAGCTGAGACAGGTCTGCGCTCAAGATCGAACAATTGAAAATGGCATGCGCGTGACGCACTGCATAGCGGGAGTGCAGTGCGCCAATTCCCCGGTTGGAAAGACGAGTGAAATCTAGCGGAATATTATCGTCGTCTGATGGAATAACCTCGGGAGCGATTATTCCGGCGTCTCTTAGGAACTGAAATTTGGAGTCCCTTGGCGTCCTCACTCGCAGCGAGTCGGCGCTCGATTTCCCTGACTTCGTCCCGACAGAATTTCCGGAACGGGCACGCCTGGAACTGAAGGCTTTTCGTTGACTCGCACTCCGGGGGCGGTATGGAATTTCCTTCGCCATGTTTCCTCAACTCTCCTAGTCGGCGTTGGACTTCGGGCCTGAAGTCAGCCAATGAAATCTGCGTCTCATGCAACGCTATCGGATGCTTCGAGTCTGGCCCTCCCTTGTTCTCTGAAATTAGTAGTGCTCGTTCGACTCTTCTCGTCACATTCCGAGCGGAATTATGAAGCGCCATGTAATCAGCAAGCTGAACCGAGTACGAAATGGGTACGTTGCCAGCAACAATATTGGCGAATGCACGAACATTGATGCCCTTGAAATCCACGATCAAAGGCTCACCATCAATTTCAACAATTGCGTCTACAGTTCCGCCATGATCGTTTCGCTTGCTCATTATCCGAGCTTCGCAGTCCATCAACCTGAACACGGAGCTTTCGGGGAATTTTTGGGCCAGCCGGTAAAGCGCAAATTGCCACTTCAGGTGAAGGAAATTCCCATTGAGAAAGTAGAAGTTTGGCTCGATACGTGGACTCCTCAACGGTCGCACGTCAAGCTCGCGATGATTCTTGAGCAAGAACACCTGCCGCAAACACGAAGCCAGAGACGAAGGTGAAATAACACTCTCCGTACCCCGTGCTTGCTCACGCATGACTTGCTTCAAGGCAAGATTGCTCAGGAATTTCACATCTTCCGGAGATTCAATCTCTAGCGGTCGCTGTAGCAGATCCTCAAGCAGCGGAACGAGCAGCCCTTTGCGCCGTTGAGCGTGTCTAATCAGTCTCTCGGTGTTGGTTCTCACCCGCATCCTTCAGTCGCAATAACTCAACTCTTTCATCGTACCAATCATCGAACCTCACGACAATCAGCCGCAAGCTGCGCAAGTCGATTTGCATTCCCGGCAAGCAACCGGGAGGCGTCTGTAGCGCATTTTTCTCAATAGCGCGAAATTCATCATATGAAATCGTGTAGGAACCTTTCTCAGTTGTCCGCGCCTCAATCAGAAATTCAAACAGTGTTGCGTCACGCTTGGAGCGCCAGAAACGACCCGAATTTATCTGCCGGTTTCCACCCGGCAAATTACCTAGACGCTCTTCCTGGCGCTCAGACTTCGTTTTACGCGCTCGTTCCCACGGCGTTTCCATCACTGCCGCCAATGAATTTGTACCAATAGGCCACCACAATCGAGACACTTGGTGCGGTTGGCATGAACCACTTGTTTCCGATTACATTTTGTGCATCTCTTGAGCATTGCCTCCTTACTCATACCGCCCTTACCCGTCTCCGTTCGTGATATTCCTCCGCGCTTGTTCTCTCACGAAAATCAAACCCACGCAGAAGGCGATCCTTGCAGCAGATTCCCACATCCGCGTGATGCGAATACTTCGAATGAAATGTTCTTGCACCTTGAACTATAGGCGCAAAAAACAACTTGCCCACAATCTTCTCTGTCGGCTTCCGGCAGATATCGCATTTCACTTCACGCGCCACTTATGCCTCCACATCCTCTAACGTTGTCGCCTCGATGGCTGTAATCAGTTCATCTTGCAATGCTCCATTCTCAGCTAGCATTTTCGAGAATTGTTTTTCCGTACCAACCCATTCATGATCGTCAAGGTCAACGTAGCTGTAGCGGCCGTTCCCACTTCGTGTAATTAGACCGTCCTCCATCCCAAGCATGATGATTTCGGACGCGATATCAATTTCATTATTCTCGGCGGAAAAGACGAATGCACCTTCCCCATACGGCCGCGTTGATTTATCCTTCTCGGCTCGCACCTGAATCCAACGGCCGATCTGTACCTCTGTCTCCACCAATTTCCCTGTGCGTGGCTGTGGACGCCTAGCAGTGACCTTCGTACCCCTACGCATTTCGATCCGGCCAGTTGCGTAGAACCTCAACGCTCGACCGCCCGAAGTCGTACGCGGATTCCCGAACCGAATTCCAACGTTCGTGCGCTCTTGATTCGTCCAGAGAAAAAGCATCTTGCGATTGATCGTCGTAAGCCGTCGCAGAGCACGACTCATCATTCGCGCCTGCGATGCAATTCGATCTTCTTCGCGAGGATCTTTCGCCATTTCCTCAGATGTAACAAGACTCGCCACAGAATCTATCGTCGTTACTTCAATGAAATTTTCATCTGCTTTCTTGGCGAGCATCATCATCACGGCGATTGCATCCTCAGCATTTTGGGGATGGTAGAGAAGAAGCTCACTGGGATTGCCGCCAAGGTGCTCGAACCAGTCTGAGTCAAAAGAGTGTTCAGGATCAATGAGTGCACACAAATTACTGCGTTGTTGCGAATGGGCCATTGTGGAATAGGCAATGAAACTTTTTGCTGAACTTTCATCGCCGTAAAGTTCGTAATGCCTGCCAAGCGCAAACCCCCCTCCTGTAATTCGGTCAATCACCAACGAGCCGGTTGTAATGCGCTCGATCTTGAAATACGGATCAGAGCCAAGACGAATCGGCTCTTCGAGTTTGAGAGCGGTCGAAATTTCATGCGCTAATGCTTGGGCTTTAGACTTTTTCTTCTTCATGTTCGCCACCTATGGAATAAATTCACCGTGAGCAAGACGAGCAAGACCATCGCGAGAGCGTTTTCGCAACCAACCCACCGTCTCCCATTCAGGGATACCTGAGCTATCCCAATCACAGACACTACATCTTTCCGCAATTTCAGAAAACAAATTTCGCATCGGCACAAGACACTCGTCATCACTATCCGCAAACTCCACCAGAATTGCGTTGATAAGCCGGTTCGCAGCTTCTTCCGCTGTCATCATGACGGCTAAGTATTTTCAAGTGCAGCATCGAGCCGTTGCCGCTTCCCCGCCAGTAAGGGATAGGCGAGGTAGTCCCTAACAGCTTCTTCGACTTCAGCCAATTTCTTGTTGTCCTCCTCCAAAAGTTTTGCCCAGTTTCTCAAGTCGTCGTAATGCTCCTGGACTGCGACCCTACGAAATTCAGCATTGTCACGCTCCTGACGCAAGCGCTCAATAAGCATTTTTCTTCCCTCGACCAGAACAAGTGCCGCCTCGATTTCATTTGCAGCTTCCAGAAGCAGAACATTGATGATATCTCCCGTCTCCCATTCGTCCGCCTCATTACGCAACCGAAGCGTCAATGGCCCCTGTGCTACAGCAAAATCATTCACTTGTTTTTACCCCTTCGGCTAGAAATTCCTTTTCAGTGAACGGCTTGAATTCCCCCTCTGTGAACCATGCAATCACTTCCTCTACCCGTGCTGCCATACCCCTCGCCGGTTCATCCCCTTGAAGGATCATATAGCGCACCAACATTTCAGTTGCCCCAACCAACCTCCCTACCATATGTGAGTACGACGGATCAATTTCAACTGGGACGAGCTTCTTTTTGTCGAACAAGCCCATCAAACTTCCTTCAATACGGCGAGAATTACGGTCGGATTCGTTCCCCACTTCTGAAATTCAGACCAGTTCTGACGGACGATCTGCTCAGCGGTCAATTTCCCCCCTTGTAAGTCTCCCAGGATTCCATTGTAGAAACCATTGACCAGTGTAAGTGCGGTAGCACAAACCCCTTCTGTCGGACGACTGTAATTCTGGACTCCAACTTTGTTGAACGAGGACGAATTATTGAGCTTGTACGTCGTATTGAGCGGATTCCACTGCGCAGCTTTTCCTTCGGCCCGGTGCCAGGCAGTGAGCAAGCGAAGATTCTCGGCACCGCGAGACGCACCAACCACGCTGAGAAGCCTCTGCCGCCACATAGGCGGCTCTGACCGTTCGACCACCCTTACTTTCCCCCGTTCGGCTTTTCGTCGTCTCTCCGAGGCTTACGTGCCTTCCTAGTGGCCTTTTTCGTAGCTTTCGGCGGCATAACTTGGGGTGGCGGCAATGGCTCGTCTTTCGGCTCCGTCACCTTGACGACAGTTGGTTTTGTAATTGGGCCGGTTTCCTCGAACGGCATCGGCCCTGCGGCCACACGATCCGGTGACGGATCTGGCGGCAAGATTTCCTCTAGCTCTTCCGGCCACTGCGGGTGAATACCCTGCTGTTCGTAACCCGGTGCGCTAATCGTGTGCAGTGTCGGTGTAATTTCCAACTGAATCTGACGAGTCAGATCAGGTTGTCCAGACGCATCGGGCCGAGTAAACACTAGCCGCGTCTCGGCCTCGCTTTGAATCACAGTCGTCAACAACATTCCCAGTACCACATCGGGCGACTCGACACGCTGTTGATCCTCATTGTGAATTTCAACTTTGCCTTCGAGAATAATCGTCCAGTCCCACAGGTTTTCCTCGTCTTGCATCACTGTCATGGCTCTGCGACCAACAAAGTGATCGAGTCTTGGGCGAACCATCGCCATTTTCATCCTCCTCTGTATCGCTCTATGCGCTTTTGCCGTTCAATTTCCAAAATCGCTTTTACTTGAATCTCTTGCACATGCCAACACTGCGGCTCACCATCATACGTTCCCGAAACCCCGAAGAAACGGAAGCCAGGTGGGCCGTTCTGCACGAACGGAAGTCGGATCATTCCATCCGCGCAAATTACCGAGCCTTGACACTTCCGATGCAGGTATTTCAGTAGCATGACAACGTGCTTCTTGTCCTCGTTGACCATCCAGTGAACCGGAATTCCATTTTCGTCCACTGCCAGCATCAGCCATGTTTTCACCTGTGCCCATGGAGAAGCCTTCAGTTCCAATTTCACATCAGGCGGAATCCAGAACAGCTTACTCACACTTGCACGGCCCGCAGTAAGCTCCACCCCCTTCTCACGTCCCAAGTGCTTCCAGCCGCTATCCGATGTGCGAGCACCAACGTGCCGAGGCTTGCAGCCCCGGAGAGCGATAGGACGGCCGAGCGTGAATCCAAGTAGTTGAAATTCCTCCTCGTCTCGCGTTCTGTGATGAAGGCCGAGCGAGGAGAACGCACCCACCGTGCGGAGATTTTCAAGGCGCTTGACGTTGACTGCCCTGCGCGTCGTACGTCCAAGAAAGTCGTCGTAGGTCTGAAAAGGCTGGCCCCTAACAATTTCATCAACCGCCACCGGCCCCAAGCCGTGAATCTTTCCTAGCCCAACTCGAATTCCGCCTAACTGACGGTCGATACCGAACCCCTTGCCAGAATGATTCACGTCCGGTGGCAAGAATTTCAACCCTGCGTTTCTCGCCGCAGCAATGTACGACGCCTTCTCGGGAAACGTATCGAGGATCGCTGCGAAAAATTCGACCGGATAGTGACATTTCAGATACGCCATCCTCGTCGCAAGCACACCATACGAGCTTGCGTGACCTTTGTTGAAACCGTAACCCTGGAAACCTTGAACATACAGCCAACTTCCTTTCGCCTCATGCGGTTTCATTTTTCGTTTTGCGGCCTTTAGGAATTTCGGCTCGATCTTAGAGAATGCTTCCTTTGCACCCTTGCCAACCCCTTTTGCCTTCTTGATGGCTTGGTAAATGTCATCGACACCTGCATCATCCATCCCGACGGCATAACCAATCTCCATCGCCTGCTCTTGAAATACCGGAATTCCGAACGTTCCACCAACAATTCGCTCAACAATTGAGTGCGGGTAAGAGGGAATTTCATCACCACGCCTCCGCTGTAGGTAGAGTTTATCTCGACCTTCACGGGTATGCGCAGGACGATACAACGCCGCCGCCACGATTACGTCGTGGACATTTTCAACTTGCATCTCTACGATACCACGCCGCGTTTCCTTCCCTTGCAGAGTGTGGACGCCTTCTACGTCACCCGCACGCATCATCTCGAAAGTCTTGGAGTCATCGAGCGGCACGTCGTAGAATTCCATTGGCGACTTCCCGACCATCTGCATGACCTTTTTCGCGATACTCAGAGTCTTGAGCCGAAGAAAGTCCATTTTCACCAAACCGAAATCTTCGATCTGGTGGAAGTCGTATTGAGTCACCAGCGCATTACTCGATGCAATTAGATAAAGAGGAATCCAGTCCTCCACCTTGCGATCAGCAGTACCGAATACCCATGCGCTCGCGTGCTGGCCCACTGACTTGACCGAATCAAAGATCGCTGACGTAATTTCATATAGCTCGGGATAATCCTCACGCAGCGCAATGAACACATCGGTATCCTCGTCCACCATTCCAGAGTCGATCATCTGTGGAAGGAGCTTTGAAATTTCGTCTTGCTCCTCCTTGGGAATTCCAAGAGCAGATGCGGCCATTCTGAATGCGGCTCGATTCTGCGCCAACCCGAAATCGCACATGCGCACTACCTGACCAGCCCCGATCAACGGCTCCATGTGCTCCTGCACAATGCGCATGAAATCGTCATACCGCTCCGGATCTATGTCCACGTCGATATCCGGCAATTTCTTTCGAGCCGGATTGAAGAAACGCGAGAACGTCAGACCGTACTCGATGGAATCAATTTCATGAATCCCGAGGCAGTAGGCCAGGTATGAGTTAGCAGCCGATCCCCGCGTCCACGTCAGAATTCCCTGCCGATGCGCTTCCTTGATGAATTTCGCCATGAGGACGAGATAATGAGCAAAATCCCCCATCGACTCTAGTTCATGCTCAAATCTCTCACGGGCAATCCGACCGTGCTTCCAAACCCCATTTGCCAGACGAGACTTACTCGCTCGACGGAGAGCGTGTAGGGGGTCGGATTCGCCTGAAAAGGGAATCGAATATACCGTGTTGTCGAGTGGGTCGAGAACGATATCTGCGGCTTCGACAATTTCAGAAACAGAAGCCAGACACGCCCTTGGTAAATCAGCATTATCACAGACTTGCTCCATATCTCGCATGTAATTACCAAAATAAGCATAGTCCGCCAGGTATGAGGTAATTACCTGTTCCTGCGAGCGGCCATAATGAAGGTCATCCCTTGATCGCCATGCGGATGCCTTCATCGCTACATGCGCTTTTCTATCCTGCGGCCTCTGAAGATGTGAGTCATTCGTCAAAATTGCAGGCACAGCAGTCAGTGTTGAAATTTCTAGGAGCTTCCCTTGAACTATGACTTCTTTTGCCAGAAGCTCTTGATAGGCCGGGTAGCGGTCATCGTCAAACTTTGAAATCTTGTGATCCTGAATCTCGATATAGAAATTCGGGAACAAAGATTTCATTTGTAACGCATACTCCATTCCAATCCCCAAGCCATTTCCATTCTCAAGCGAACGACAAAGCTCCGAAGCCAGGCACCCGGAAAGCACAACGTTGTGGTGCAACGGCCACGGTGCAATCTCTGCCATGCGCACAACAGAGATGCGCGGCTTGCGGTAGAAATTTTCACGCTTCATCGCCTCGCTCGTCCAGGCAACAAGATTCTGGTAGCCCTCCTTCGAGAGTGCTAGCACCGTAAGATGAAATTGCTCAGTAAGCGCAACCTTCTCCCGCATACCAAACGACCAGTCGCCTGTAACGTAAAGCTCGCAACCGATGATCGGCTTGATTCCAGCGGTTCTAGCGGCCTTGTAAAAAGTCGGAGCGCTTATCATGTGCCCGTGCTCCGTCAATGCAACGGCATTCCACCCTAGTTCCTTCGCACGATCAACAATAGCTTGCGGTGAACCAAAGCCGTCCGAAATACTGAAGGTGGAGTGATTATGTAATTCTATATAGTTACTCATCTGAAATTCGCTTTGGGCTATCACGATACGTCATGGCAATCCAAAGAGAAAGACCGGCGTTCACAAACGAAATTATTGCAGCGGTCTGTGCATCACTCAACGTAATCCCAAACGAAACAATCAGAACGAGAGCCGTGTTGATGAACGCTACTAGCTGCGCTTTTGTGGCATTTGTCAATTCAGCTAATTTCTTCATGCGCATCTCCTTGAAAAAAGGGAGCGCCCCCACCCTCGTTAGGAGCGCCCCCATGCTGCTCTAGCGCCGCAAGGCCAGAGCAGACTCTTGGAGCCAGGCTGATTAGACGGGCGTCATGGCTATGGGCCGTCTTTTTCACTTACGTCCATCCCACCGAAACGTGAGGGAACGGAGGGAATCGTCGGAACCTGACCCCAAACTTGCCCCGGCATCCTGCCGCCAAGATACCCCCGGCCGAGGCAATTTCATTGGCACTCCTACCACTCACCAGTTACCGTGCGCACGTCGCTGGTTCGTACCACGCCTTCCCCTCTCGAATCGCACTGGGACTACCGTTCCGTGTAGCCGTAGGCCCAGTCAAGCTAGGCCATGCCGTTCCGTCAGTGCGTCTCCTGCCTCGGAGTGCCAAATTTCAAGCTACTTGCGTTTTGACAGCATTCTTTTTTCTCTTCTTCTCGATCTTCCTGATTCGACGCCGACCGTCCTCTGCTGCATCTACCAGTACCTCACCAAGAATTTCAGCTTCCTGATGTGTCATGGTTAGAACAGTCGTCCCGTTTTTGCGAACTGAAACTGAACCGTGGTTCGCCTGAATGCGCACATTCCAACCGCTAATCAGACCTGGAAATTCATAAACGGACGACAGCGCTTGCTTGTCCTTGGTGTACTTGGTCAGCTTGGACATTTCAGACTCGCTTCCTAAGCTTCTGCACGGACGGCATCGCGTCCTTCAAGCCAGCGAGTGGCCGAACACCTACGCGCACACTCGCTGGCTTGGCAGCAATTTCAATGTCCTCACCTGTAGCCGGATTCCGACCCATCCGCTTTTTCTGTGCTTTTTTCAACTTCGGCTCGATCTGGACGAGGTTCCCAATCCTGACTCTCTCACAATCGGAAACATGATCCGTGATCGCCCGCGCCAGCGAGTCCATGAAATGCCGCACATCGGACTTGGAATAGCCCGTATCCTCGGCAATTTCCTCGACAAGCTGAGCGGACGTTAGAAGTGGCAATGTCATTCGCGTTTATTTCCTTTCTGTTGTTTCGGGCCAAATCAATTACCGGGTGGGGCGGAGACTTCCGCACTAGAGGGGTTGAAACCCTAGAGGGAAATTCCCTTCCCCACCCGGCTTTCCAGGGCGGCTGCGTGACCGCTAAGAACGCGCACACTCCCTGGAATCCGGGCGATAACGCCGCGCATTTAGCGCACCGCCCGAATGTATTTTCCACTCCGCACGGGTTCACTTAGGGGCAGGGTTGCACAGTGCCCAAACGCAACTGCCGTAGAAGCAGGCACCGCCGAAACGGTGTTCCTTGTGGTAGCACGCGAGCAAACCGCCAAGCCCTTACCGACAGTCCGCTCACTACCACGCTTGCCCGTTACAACCTGATCGTTCACGAAGTGGAAATTTCCTTACCGCTTACGCGGCCTACCCCGGCCGCGAGTCGAACCGCTGGAACGAGACGAGGCTGCGCGGCTTGTCCGCGTCTTGGCCTTGGACGCAGGCGGACGACCACGACGCTTTTTCACCTTGATTTCAGTGATGATCCAATCGCCCTCGTCGTCCTGAAGCGCGGAGACGGTGACAGGCGTGCCCTTCGGGAATTCGTCGTAGTCAACCTCGACGTTCTCTCCGAGCCACATCTTCACCTTGCCCTCGTCGTTCTGCAACTCGAACGTGTCGTCACGCTCGCTCGACTTGAGAACTTCGTACTCGGCCGCTGTAATTTCAGCCTGCTCCTGCTCTTCCTCGTCCTCTTCCTCGTCGTCGTCCTCTTCGTCGTCCTCCTCCTCTTCCTCCTCTTCGTCCTCTTCGTCGGTCGGCTCTTCGTCCTCTTCGTCGTCCTCTTCCTCTTCGTCCTCTTCCTCTTCGTCGTCCTCTTCCTCTTCGTCCTCTTCCTCGTCCTTTGAAATTGCCCGACCACGGCGAGCCTTGGGCTGCTCGTCCTGCTCGTCGTCCTCGTCGTCGTCCTCCAACTCGTCCAGAGCACGCAAGCGCTCCATCTGACGCTTCAACTGTGCGAGCGTAATGCCTTCCAGACCGTCAGGGAACACTTCATCGAGACGAGCCATGACCTTTTTCAACTGCGTTTCGGTCAGGCCCTTCTCGGTGAGCACGCGCACCTTGTAATCGCCCTTGTCGGACAGACGCTTGATGCGCACCTTCTTACCGATCAAGCCGTCCTCTTCCTCGGCCTCGTCGGTAATGTCGTTGATCGTGCTGAAATTCATCGTGAAAACCTTGATCTGGTCTTTCACGTCTGCCGCCTCAGGGAAATACCAGACGGTCATTGCCCGAGTCGAAGGATTGTCGTTCGCCTTGCAGAAGGGGCACATTTCACCCGCACAAGGGACGTACTGTTGCCCCTGCTGATCCCAGTGGTCGTAATACTCGAAATAGCCGGGGTTGTCGTCCAACTCGGGATCTGGCTCGAACAACGCCACACCCTTGAACGCCTCATCCGTTTTCAATCGCATGAAAACAGACGGCCGCTTGCGATCCTCTTTCGACTTGACGCGGCGAATCTGAAACTTCTCTCTTGTCCTCGCCAACTTATTTCCTTTCGGTTAGAGACGATTCGGGCCGTCTCGATTTCCTATTCCATAACGAATAGGGCACTGCTCTCATCAATGAATTCCACGCCTCCTTCTTCACTAGCTCGGCCGGATCGAATTTTCCCCTGGGATATCGGCACACGAACAGCGGATATTTCCTGGCAAGCAATTTCGCTGCGAGCGAGATATTAGTGACACCGGCCGTATCGCGGTCGAACATGAGGAAAATTCGCTTGGGCCTCAATTTCATCACTATGCGCATCTGCTCGGGTGAAATTCCTGTGCCAAGAATGGCCGCTGCGCACGTCAATCCGTATTGGTGAAGCTTGATCGTATCGAAACTCCCTTCTACGAGGATCAGTCCACGGGATTGTACCATCCCTAGGTCAGTTTGCAACCCCCCAAAGAGCAGGGAAGTCTTGGGGTAGCCCTCACTGTACAGGTACTTGGGCCACTGGGAATCCTTCACCGCCCGCCGAATCAGAAACCTGAGCGTACCCCTGTCATCGTGCGCTGGAATAACGAGCCGCTTCTCGTCAGGGTGCCAGCCCAACCCCCACCGCGCAATCGACTCTGCTGTAATTCCTCGGCCTTCGAGATATTCCAAGCCGATCTGCGGAATGAAAGTGTCGAAGTTCAGGTCGATCTTGATTTGGGATTTCTTTTCCTGCGTTTTCCTGGCACTGGTTTTTCGAGAAAATTTGGAGCGAGTGGAGCCTCGAAGAATGAGCTTGCTTGCTTTTCGCTGCGCTCTGAAATAGCGAGCCACTTTATCGTGCTCCGCACGCGAGCGCTCCTTTACCGACTTCTGCCGGATTCTGTCAATTTCACCTAGATCCACCTTTAGGTCATCGTAGTAACCCTCGATCATCGCCACGGCATGATCGTACGTGCCTGAAATTCCACAGTGAGCGAAACAATGTACAAGCGGCGCAGTCGTATTGATCTGAAATGCAGGTGAGCGAGAATTGTCATGTTCAGGATTTGGGCACAGAACTAGTGGAAGAAACATCGACTTATCGGCGTCGATCCCTGGCGGAAATTCGACATAGCGATCCCACACGCTCAACGGGTCAATATTCCTACCTTTGTAATTCATCCGTCGCTAGGCTCCTCGAACGCAAGCCCATCGAGCCTCGACTTCGCGTACCTATCCCCTTGCTCAGCACGCTCGAAAAGCTCACTGCGATATCGAATTACAGTTTCTTGGCCTATCGTCTGTTCCAATTCGGTGTAATTCAGCACATCTACTTCGCTGTCAATGTAGTCAGCAATTTGATGCGCCTTCATGTTGGGATGCGCTTCCCGAAGCTCGGCAAACCAGTGACCTATCGCTTGAGGATCACGCAAATCCCTAGGCACGCATTTCCTCCTTGATTGCGTCTTTGGCGGCATTGAAAATTTCCTCGTCAGTCGCACCTGCTTTGACAGCCCTGCGAATGTAAATTTGCATCGACTTCAGGGCATGATCGGCGCTACGACGCTGAGCTTGTGCAACCTGCCTCTCTTTTTCGTTCTCCATCATTTCACATCATCGTCCTCGTCCAACGTCTTGATTTTCTCCCACTTCTTGTGATCGGCCTCGTTCAGCCGAATTTCAGGCTCCTCCGGTTTGCGTGGCTTGTAGCGAATCTTATCAGCTTCGGTTACTCGGGTGGGCACATGCCCTAACTCAACCGTCCTTTCTGGCTCAGCAGAGCGCTCACGGTCGTAAATCTCGACTTCCGGCGCTGCCTTGTTCTGCGAGAGGATCTTGATTTCATCTTTGTCTTTGCTGCCAAGAACTGTCACTTCCTTCGGACGACCACGCTCACCCGTCCGCTGCTTGACCTTGACAATTTCACCAGGCTTCATTTTGCTACCTCCACGTCTAGCACTTCATAGGAAACACCCAATTGCTCGGCCAGTTTGATACCTACTGCCGCAGCCCATGACATATTCTGGAAGTTTTCGGACACCAGCAAAATTTCACCGTTGTTCGAAACGAGTCTGACAAAAGCATGATCGCCTTTCTTGACGACAACAACCCTGTCCACATAGCGCTCGTCAGTCATTTTCATTTTCCTCTCGCATAGCTACACGTAGCTCTTCAGCTATCTCAGGATCGTACCCGTTCTTGTACTCGCCATACAAAGGAGTCACATCTTCCATCACACCTTTGTTGGGCAAGAATTTCATGGTGAACTTGAATGGCTCACCATGCCGATTCTTTGAGCAGGCAACTTTCATTATCCGCTCGTCAGAGTGATGGCGAACGCCAAATACAACGTCTGCCTCCTGCACAGGTGCATCCGATCCGAAGCTTGTGTCTCGACCAGGCGGGTCGCCCCTCGATCCGACGAGCGCTCTCGTCGCCTGATTGGACATTATGACCGGAATGTTGAATGCATGCGCAATATTCGTGAGATTGTCCGTAAGCTCGGAAAGCTCCTCCCACTTCGTACCCCTGTGCCGTGGCGCTTTCAGCTTATAGAGCGGATCGACAATTACAAGATCCAGCCCTAGCTCTTCCACCCGCGACTCGATGTAGCTCGTCGTCATTCGCTCACGCCGATATTTGCGCGTAAACAGACAAATTTCACCTTTCATCGAATTGTCGAGATATTCCAGGAAGCGCTTGTACGTCTTGAGGTTGAAGCCGAACCCATCCTTGAGCGCTCGGTTGGGAAATGCACCCTTGAGATTGCACTCCTGCTGAATTTCAGATTTGGCAGAGAGAAGCGTGTGGAACCTACACTGATGCTGATGCTCTGTCATCTCGGGCGAAAAGAAACCGACACGGTATCCCTGCCAGGCTGCCTCTGTCGTGAATTTCGCCAGGGTAAAGCTCTTAGCATCACCCGGCCGTCCGAGAATCAGGTAGCTGGCTTCCCCTTGCAGCCCGCCCCAGTATTGATCGAAATGAAGGATGCCAGTTGGGATTCCAGCAATTTCACCATTCTCCCGAAGTATCTGAAGATCCCTAACTCGTTTCAGATGATCGCGCCAACCGGCTTTGATGAGCACGTCGCTATGCGCGGCATGCGTACGGAGAACGTCCCCGAGAATTTCACGTAGCTCCTCGGCCTTCCGAAGCGAATTCTCAGCGGTCAGGTCAACAATGACTTCCTCGATGGCACTTGAAATCGAGACAAAGGCTCGTTCCTGTTTCAATTCGTCCAGCAGATCCGGAAGCGTCTCCCTCGGGATGATGAAATCAAAATCCGGAAACGCATCCTTGAATGTTCGAGGGGTGACTGGCTTACGCTTCTCGGCTCGATCTACGATCCAACGAAATTCCTCATCGTAGATTTCGAAGTCGCTTTCGTTCACGCCTTCGGAAAAAGCCTTTTTGGGCGATCCCTCCTCGACCAACGCTGAAATAACGTAGCTCTCGACGCTCACGGCATCTCCTTGCTTATCGCTTTGTTCCCTGCTCTGTCTAGTTGCCAAATTTGAAAACAGCGAATTAGGTTCCTTGTTTCCATTTGCGAACGAGAATTTGTCCGGGTCGTCCAATTACGCGAAGCGAAACGGAATTTTTCCGTCCGCGAAAGTCGTACTCTATTTGCAGGCCGTTTTTTGAAAATTGCCCGTTTTTTTCGAACCACTGGCGAAGGGTTTTTTCAAGCTCCTTGTGAAATTTGTTTTCGAAAGTGATTGAAATTGGTTTTTCCGCAGAAGGCTGCGATTTTTTGGTTTTTTCAGCCAATGGCTCCTCCGGGAGTTTGTGAGGGTTTGTGACAAACGGAACAAAAATTTCAGCCTTTCTATTTCCTTTTATTTTTTACTTTTTCATTTTTTTACTTTTTACTTTTGTCTGTTTCTGTTTTTGTTTGTTCACTGCGGAGCAGTGAACAGTAAGAGTACATTCATAGACTCCGTAGGAGTCTATAAGGATCGCGCACGTACGCGCACGCGCGAGAGAAGCTATTTTGCGCATAGCTCTTGCAACCAATAAACACTATGAAATTGCAAGAGAAACCGCCCTGAGAACGTCTTTCGGAAACCAGAAGATATTACCACCGGCACCGAATTTTTCGAACAGATCGATAAGCTCCAATTGGACAAAATAGCGGTCAACAACGAGCACCCAACAAGGAGTTGTCCTAACGCCCAAAATCGGTTGTAGATCGAGCGAAAAAGTGACAATTACAGGCGTCCCGTCATTCATGCATTGGGACAACCAAAGGTCAAATTTCGTCTGCTCGGTTACATGCGGCTTCTTGACTAATTTCGATGACTTCTGTCGTCCGTGCGGAGCATCGTGAGCCACAATTTCTTCATTCCTCTCGGTGAAATTTCGGGCCAGGAAAGGGATAAGGGCCGGATTCCGGTATCACATGGTCGTCCGGCCCCGGAGGGAATCTAAGTCGTCCACTGTGAGTTTGTCAAACCACCCCCCTCTGAGGCCGCACAGGACGGCTCAGGACGCCACGAACCGGCATGGAACGCCTCTGAGGTAGGATCGGCCCTGAGCGGGGCAGAGCGAGAAGGGCGGGCAACTCAACTCTACCCCGCTCAAGCTTATCAAATTTCCTTTCTCACAGTAACCCGCAGTACCTCGCTGTGTTCGGCCAGGGGTTGAAGCCCCTGCCAGAAGCATAGGCTCTCTCAGCGACCTGCATCTGCTCCAAGGGTGTCCACCTGTCCGCCGTACCCTTCAATTTCAGCAGACTCCAACCGTACGTGGACATAAAGCCGTAATCCATTTGCAAACCGCCGTAATACCCATTCCCAGTGTTCGCATTCCACGCTCCTTCGAAGTGGTGAATGCAAAGCCACTGAGTGTAATGAGCCGGTCGAGTTAGGCTGATATACAGCCTCCTGTAGACTTTCTGCAATTCTGCCAGCTTTACCCTGCTCTGTCGGACGATTCTGTACATCGTGCGCATGTGTTTCCGGTGTAATTCCATGTTGGGGTGGGGATCGAGCATCTGCACGCTCGCACCTAATGGAATCCACTCTACGCCTGCCCGAATTACAGAGCGGTCGTGCTTGACGAACCGAGTGGCATAGTTGATCTTGATTTTCAGTTTGGTCATTTGTGCTTTTACCTGCGCCTGGCTGGCGCTAGCACTCGCTGATGCCACTACGCCGCCTCCGGCGACGAAGGCAGCGCAGCTTAGTACGGCGAGAATTTTCAAAACATATCCTTTGCTCGGGGACTAGACACAGGCGAGTATGTGCGCCCGTGGAGCTAGTTGTTGACCTTTATCACCGCCTTTCTGTAATTTGTGCCTATCGAAAGGCACCTGCTCGGCACCACTGATAGGCATTTTCACGGCTACTTCCAGTAGTTCCCGTGCGCGGCCTGATTTGCCTCGTTCACTACTGACGTTGATCGTTCGATCTGCCGCCCGTACTGATCCGCCTTCGTGCCATCGTCCGACACGTAAACGAGATTGACTGACGGCTTTGGCCCATCGTCACCGGCATGACCACTTGAAAATACAGTTGTCACCAGTGCGTTGTGCTCCTGTCCGACCGGATCAACGTAAGTAACCGTATCGCCAATTTCTACCACTTGTACACCACCTTTCATTTTGTATTTCGCGGCCCTGCGTAGAAAGAGAGCTACGCTTCTTGCAGGCAGAGCTACCAGTCCGCGAGTGCCCCTAAACCCCTGTCCTCGGACTTCTTATGTTACCCAGTTATTCCCAAATAGCAAGAACAGGATAAAGCAGACAGCAATCACGAACCACCAGAAATGCGGTTGAATTACAAGACCGCGCATTTTCACTCCTACCTGTTGATCTTTGTTGAAATTGCCTGAAGATCATTCATCAACTTGTCAACGTCAATGGAATTCTTGGAACGCCATGAGTCTGCTGAATCCACTACGGCCCATGCTTCATCGCAATAGCGGTCGAGAAAACGCTGTGTAACACGAATTTGCATTCCCCAAGTGAGCACATACAAATTACTCCCATCGTATTTCTTGCAATAGGTCAGATGCCCACCCCAGGAACCAGGCTTCCAATTGGGGCCGTTTTGCCCTGCGTAGTCCCACACACCTTCATCGAGCATTTGTTCTGCTGACTTGGGAAGCCAAAAACCCAAATGGACTCCGCAGAGATGATACGTAGCTGCGCAAAGCGATTGAAAATTTCCGGGATCAAGCTCACCATAGGCCGTGATTTTGTAATTGTGTCGTCCGAGATTCCAACCGTTGTTTCGCCAATCACGCATTCCGTCGATCACTTCGATACCGATATCGTTCTTATCTCCCGGCTCGACGGCTCCACTCAAGTTCTGATAACTTGAAATTACGTCCTGGTCAGTGATAATGATTGTCCGTCGTTGTTCCATTCTTTCCAACCGCACTTGCTGATTGGCTCTGCCAGCAATTACACAGTCGCCCCAGTCGTCATTTGCCCACATGCGCGAAATGAATTTGTTGCGACCGGCATCGAAGTCCCATCGCGACGGTGCCCACAAATCGGTAATGTACTTCGTCATCATCAATGTGCGCTCGTCGTGTTCGTATTTCTTTTTTCCAAGCTTCAGTTCCATGTTCACCCTTGGACGCAGACGGAAATTATGGCAGTGCCTTCAGGATCGCGTTCGTGTACTGAAATTGTCTGAAGCGTAAAACCCGTAGGACATACCGGGCCAGGTGGCCCTTGAATTCCCGGTGGCCCTGCTGCGCCGGTCGCACCAGTTGACCCAGTTGCTCCTACTGGCCCTTGTGCTCCTTGTGGGCCTGTCGATCCCTGTGAACCAGTGTCGCCCTTCGGGCCTTGCGGGCCGGTTGCTCCGGTGTCGCCTTTATCACCTTTCGGCCCTGAAATTCCCTGAGCACCTTGAGCACCCTGTGGGCCAGATGAGCCAGCTTTCCCCGCTAGGCCCTGTAAGCCTTGTGCTCCACGGCTACCTGAAACTCCCTGTGAGCCTGTCGGCCCTATTGGCCCTTGAATGCCCTGTGGGCCTTGGACTCCCTGCGGCCCCTGTGGGCCTTCTGAGCCAGCGTTTCCGGTTGACCCCTTCTGACCAGCCTTTCCGGGCTTTCCGGCCGTCCCTGTGGCTCCTGTGGCTCCTGGCGGGCCTTGAATCGTGGTCGTAACCGTCTCGACTGGGGCCGCGCTCAGGCTCATTGCAGCGACCAGTCCTGCCGTCGCAATCCAACAAACTGCCGAGAAAAAGAGCAATATTTTCATTCGTACTCGGTTTCGTCGTAATGTATCATCTTCATGCGATGTAATTCAGCAGCCAATCTCTCGGATTCTTCTTGCATCTTGACCAATCGCTCATGGCATTTTGCATTCGATTCTTCGATCCCTTCTTTCTTAGCTCTTTTTGCGGCAGCAATACTTGAAATTATCCCCCCGATTGCCGTTATAACAGCAGCAACCGCGAGCCATCCGTCACCGACTGCTGCGATTATGTACATGGGTTTTTCTCACAAGACGCTCACCAATCCCGCCAGTCCTATTCGGACTACAGACTTGGTAATCATTTGATTTCCATGCAGCGCATCACTGGGGAAAATTACAACTCGGCCACGGCGATGCGCATACTTCTTATCATGATTTTCGATCTGAAGATCGCCGCCAGCATCTTCCGGTAGATCGTTCATAGCGCACAGAAGCGTGTGGGTATTTTCACTTCCCTCACGGTGCAGCCCAATACCATCACCGGGGCCATAGACAGCCATTAGCCAAAGCGGAACAATCGACATTTCAACATCTGTTTTCATACTCAGTGAAATTCCTAGCTCATGCTGAGTCTGCTCGAAAATAAGCGCAAAAGCTTTCTCGGCTTCCGGCATGATCGACTTCATCTCGTCGTCATACGTGAACTTGACTTCTCCGGGCTTCAAGCCGAAGTCACCAATTTCATAATCAGGAAGTTCGATGTTGTACGAGTCAATCACTCTTTTCCTCTAGCTTTTGAATTCGCTTTTCGAGATTCGCCATTGCATCGGTGTAATCTTGCGGGTTGGGATCTTCCTTACCTTGCGGTACTTCCGCCAGACGAGTGAAATATGTGTCAAGCGGATCACGTTCGGGATTTGGCATTAGAGCTTCGCCTCCGTGTTGACAATAAAGTACGCAGGGTAATTTACGTTGTTCACATCGCCTGAAACCGGCGCATCGTAGGCCGTGATAACAGTTGCGCTCGCAGCAGGGCCAGACACACGTCCTTCCAGGCGATAGGTCAAGTGGGTGTGGCTGATATTTCGCTGGTTAGCTGCACGGCCATCGTTTTTACTAACTGTATTTACCTCGGCTTTGCCGCCAGGAGCAACAGTAACAAGCACACGACCCTGTAGATCGGGAGCACCAAACGTTGAAACACCATCGCCAGCACCAAATTTCGTTCCCCATACAGCGAACAGATCCGCGTAAACTCCGGTGCGAGGGATCAATTGACCCTGACAAAGAATTCGTCCCGGCTGTGCAGAGTCATTCATCGTCTGCGTCAAGTCTCCCGGCCTTGGCCCGATTCTCTGCCAGACAGTGCCATCCGAATAGTAAATTACGTTCTGGTCTACTGCAAAATACATTCCGATACCAATTGCAGATGGGCTTGGCCGATTGGCAAGCAACCCATTCTGTAAAATTCCGCCAGCTACCTGCTGTGATGTTGCTCCAACTGTTTGCCAGTTTGGGGTATCGTCTGTGCCCTTGTTGATTTCAAGCTGATTCGTTGTCGTGTTGAGAATGATGAGTCCAAATGGACGCAAGCCAACTGGAATTGCATCACGCTGAACAGTGGAAAATGCGCCAGCATAAACACCACCCAAGGCGCGAATAATTCCATCCGTCCGCAGCGCACCTGAGAGACGCGCTTCTCCTGCTCCGTAACGCAGCAAGATCAGTGCAGCTTCTCCAAGTGAAATTGAGCCAGCAGCAAACGCTTGTCCAAAATTTGACAGATCAGCGTACTGATCCTGAATTCGATTCAGGTCGCCAGCATACAATCTACCGTCGGGAGCCAACCCGGTTGAAACGAAATTCTTGATTCGTGTGCCCACTAGGCTGCTCTCCTTTTAGTTCGACCGCCAGCGATGTTCAGTTGTAATTCCAAATCCCGCTGTATTTGCACCCTGCGTCATTGCTCGCCCAACTGTTCCCCCCGCTCCTGCATCGGATACCATAGCTTCGATCACCATTGAAGCATCAGGAGAAGCCGGTGCTGTTCCAGTTACATTCAAGTCAAGCCAATCGGTACTGAAATATTGCGGAGGTTGCTGACCGACTGCGACAGGTGAAACAGCAGTTGCACTCTCGCCAATTCGTACTCCCGACGTTGCCGCTGCCACCCAACACCAGTACGCAAGTCGAAATGAAAATGTTGTCGAGTGTGCAGACGTATTTGCGTAAATACTGGTTAGAAATCGCACTTGCGGTCGTAAGCCTACATCGTAAAACTCTTTGAAATAGCGGAGCAGTCTGTTACTCGTACCGAGCACAGCAAACGAGCCACCGGGTAACGAGCCAGTAGGCTCAGCCCAATAGGCCGATACAATTCGCGAATACCAACGTGTATCGCTGACGTTGTAGTAAAGCTCTACCTCGTTGTGCGCAGTTCTCAGCAATGCAATTGTTCCTTCTAGCGGAGTTGCAGGAAGTCCCGAGACTCCCGAGGCAACTGGTAGTGCAAGCGGTCGCCATGAAAAATCGTCATGCATGAACTTGCTGCCATCGACTGTTCCTGAAATTGCAAGGCCAGAGGGGTTCATCTTGTATGCGCTTGATTTTACGAAATTCGATCCGTCGTACACGATGGCATCACCGGCTAAGGGACTTGCAATTCCTGAAAAGCTCATGTTCTGATACGCCGTCCCATCCCAGTAAAACAGCGTCTTGGTGTCCGTCTCCCAATAGATATAGCCGCCATTTGAAATTCCGGGATTGGCAGGACGAGCAACATGAGTGCCTTGCGCGAAAACAACGTCAAGCTCAAGCGCGTTTACAAGATTTTGAATATGTGTCGGAATATCCGGCGTATCAAGCCGATTGGGATTCGGATACGAAATTCCGCGTCTTGCGCTTGTCAGCATTGATTTTCCTTCCTCATACCTTCGTCACTCGCAGAAAGGCGGGCGCGAGATTCCCTGAGCCGCCCACACCGGCTGAGACTTGATGGGCCGAGACGCTGACGAACAGCGAAACCTTGTAGACGTGGGCACCCGCTGACGGTGTATCGAGCATCACGAAATACATCCCGGTATCTCCGGCCGCAGGCACCTGTTTCTTGGCCTGCCCGACGACGGTTGCATCCCGCAAGAGAACGAACGTCACGGTCATCTGTGCTTGGCTGATACCCATCGGGGCGAAGAACTCGACCCTGACCTTCGTGCCGTCGTATGTCACCGAGTTCCCGGTAATGACCGCAACGGCAGTCGCTTCGGTCGTCGCATTGATCTGCGCGGTTGTGGCCGTGATCTGCTTGTAGTCAAGTTCTGTCCCCGGCGCAACGGGCGCAGCCGGGAGCGCCTGCCAGCCGACATACGGAGCAGATGAAATTCGTGTTAGCACCTGCCCAAGTGATCCTACAGCTAGTCTCGCAGGAGTATTATCGGCAGTTCCAACAATCAAATCGCCCGGTGCGTCGATTAGTGTAGGTGAAATTCCTGAAACAAGAGTATATGCTACACCATCCCAGTAAAACAATTGGTTCGTGTCTGTTTCCCAGTACAAGTAGCCACCGGCAATACCAGGGTTAGCGGGACGAGAAGCGTGCGTTCCCTGAGCATAGACCAGATCCAATTCCAGTGCATTTACAAGATTGAGAATGTGCGTTGGAATATCCGGATGGTCTGTACGATCCGGATTCGGATAGGGAATTACTCGACGTGGACTTGTCAGCATTCGACTTCCTCGCTAGTAGGAGTAGATGTTCGAGAAAATTTCATCGTAGGTTGCCCACGCATCGTAAAGCTCCTGATACGTGGCATACTCCTGGTAGATCGAGAAAATTTCAAAATGCGCGAAGTCGAAAGAAATTCCAGCAGGCGTAACTCGATTCAATTCTCGCGTCAACAAAACCTCGTCAATGGAGACTGTCGGAGCAAGTCCAACAACATAGTGAAACTGCTCCACAATTTCGGTGATCGAATACAAATCAGACACCGCACCAGGCTCAGCACCGATTGGCACACCGTCCGCAACGAGTGGCACACCCGGCGGCAATAGCTGAATTGGTTGCATGTAAATCGTGGTAAGAAAATCCTCCACGATTTGCCGCCGCATCGTCCGTGTGAACGCGGTCTTTCGAAGTCGAGATTTGACGAGCGCACGCCGTTGAGTAACTGTCAAGTTTCGTCCGGGTGGCAAACCAACGTCTTTTTCCCACTCGTCCAGAAATTCAGTTGACGTGTCGATAAAGCGTTCGCCGTAAAGAAGTTGTTGCTGGTCGATGCTTTGCTGAAGCTGATCGCTCCACATCTTTCGAATTACAAAACCAAAGTTGGAATCTTGGTTTTCGGGGAAGAAACCAGGCGGCTCTTCCTGCATGAACGCGAATTCAGCATCGGAAGGTGGAAGCTCAAGCGGTAACTGCGGCTGAAATCCGGGAGATACCGGCTGTTCGATAATTACTTCGCTAGTTGGCTGTGATGTTGCGATTGTTGAACCAATGACATTGATCGCAGTTACAGTCAATGTGATTCTTCCACCAAAGTCAGCAGCAGTAACAAGATAATTGCTACCCGTCGCGCCAGGAATTACTACTCCGTCGCGTTTCCATTGGTGCGTGAATGCATATGGGCCATTTGCCCATGACCCATTGTGCGCCATAAGAAGTGCGCCTACATTCGGGTTGCCAGTGATATCAGGCAAGCCAACATTCACGGGTGCAGAACTGGGTGTAATTGCTGAAATACCATTGGAAACTGCAACGCCAGATCCACCCATGTTCGTAGCGGTCACTTGGCATGTAATTGTATGACCTGAATCAGCCGAGACAAGCACGTACTGCGTACTTGTTGCTCCGAGAATATCTGCCCCGTCACGCTTCCACTGGTATGCATACCCGTGAGGAATGTTGTACCAATCGCCGCTTGTCGTCGTCAGTGTATTTCCAATGAACTGCGATCCACTGATAACAGGATTATTCTGAATCACAGGTGCCGGATTGGTAATGTAAAGTCCAGTCGATGAAGCAAAAGCAACTCCGTAGTCATTTGTTGCTCGAATTTCAAGCGTAAGCGTTGTGTTTACATCAAGAGTTCCTGGTACATATGTGTGTAACGTCGCACCTGAAATTGGCTGATCGTTCCGCTTCCACTGATAGTCAAAAACAGGAGTTGGGGTTCCAGCCCAATCACCAACATTGCCGTAGAGCGTTGTACCAGCTAGAGGATCGCCGTCGATACTCGGCGGAACTATTACTGAAGGTGGTTCACCACTTGTTGCCACGTTTTGTCTCCTACGTTACTGTAATTGTCCCAGGAACTAACTTACTCATTGCAGCAACCGTCTGATTGCTCGTCGGTGACGTAACTGTTACATCGAGAATGCCAACCAATCCGAATACTGCATCGACAATACCTGAAATTCTGAGAGTGTCTCCTACCTGCAAAGTAGTAATGTAATCTGCAATGGCCTGCTGCACAGAAGGAGTCACGTCAGCGAGAACATACGTCCCTGAAGTCGTCACGTCAACCGTCACATTCTGCACAACGGGAGTAAACGTGCCAACATGAATTGTGATGTTGGCAATATCCTGCTCTTGCAGTGCTTCCAAAACGTCCGCTTGTACATCTGCGTCAGGAATTTCACCATTTGGGCCTGCAATGCGAACGGTAACATGGCCGTTTGTCGGCGTACCCAAGTTGTCGTTTGCGATGACGGTTGCTGTCCCGACACCCTCCACTTCCTCGGCCCATGCTTTCAAGTCGCCAACTGATCCTGTCTGCGGGTTTTGCAGGAAGTCCAAAATTCGTGCTCTGAAATCGTCTGAGTCCTCACTGTCACTCCCGCCAGCAAAAGCAACGGGGTTGTTGACTGCGCTGATCGACCCTGGCCCTGATACAATTTCAGTGATTGACCCAATGATGACGTTGCCTTCGGTTCCGGGATCAACGGCTCGCGCTGCTACCTGAATTGCATGTGCAGTATCGACCGAAGGAGCCAACGAGCTAGACGCGACAGTGGTATCCGTCACATTGTCGGTAAACATCGTCGTCGTGTTATCTGCAATTTCAGTTACCCGACGATAGATACCAGCACCATTCTTGTCCCTGTAAATTCTCCGTCCAATCGTTCCAGGCCCACCAAGCGGAATGTTGGTGAGATTCACTTGTTGCGAAACCGGATTGACAGCAGCCGATTCCACTGAGGGGAGTGTTTCACCCGCAGCAGACAGATACGTAACGACGTATTCGTACAAACCGTTCAAATTTCCTGCCGTTGCATTTACAGCAACAACCGGAGCAACAGGAGTACCCGTGTCAGGCACCACGGCCGTATCCGTGCTCTCGAAGTAGACAGGATCGAGGCCAAAGCCAGGATCATGCGCAGCTTGCGTACCTGCCGGAATTGTCTCTCCACCGGCCGCTGTAAAAATCAACTGTCCTGTGGAACGCGATCCTTCCCGCTGTGAAATTCCGTATTGCTCACCAAACTTTCCAAGCGCCTGCAAGGACGCACTCTGCACCCACATATCCTCGGCAAGAAGCTGATTGGCGAGAAAGACATTCTCCAACTGACCCGATTCAATTTCATAGATGATACGGATAATTCCGTCATCGCCCATGTAAATATCAGGAATTGCAGCCTGAAGCTCGGCCAGCATCTCGCCCACAATTTGATTTCGGGTGCGGTACAGCGAGAAGTCAGTCAGGGTCATTACTCACTCCCGATTACGAAGGGAACGGTTACGACATTTACAAGTTGCGGCTCTTGAACACCGGGCACAATGGCCGTGTAATGAATTTGAACGTTCACAGTGTTGAAATCTGAGGATGTAACAATCTCGATGATCGTAATGTCATCGTCCATCTCTCTGAGTGCTTCTTGAACAAACGCGGGAATCATCGACGCCGCTTCTTCACGCGGCCTGTTCAGAATTTCAGGAATGCGGCTTCCTAGCGTTTTGGTCAAGTCGTAAATCCATGTTCCACGTCGAATGCGCAGGCGAGAGACAATCTGCTGATCGAACAAGGGAATTCCACTCTTACCTTGAAGATCGCGGGCGGCTGAAAATAGCAAGTCGCCGTGGTTCGATACAGCCAGATCGTACATTTACTCGTCCTCCGGAATAATCCAGTCCGTACCTAGAATTACACCTAGGCAACGAGGAATTCTCGTTTCACCCATCTCACGCACCACCAAGACAAGCTGACCGGGATCAGGAACGAGTGTTTTCACTTTCGCCTTTTTCTTGGTGAGCTTGTACGGCGAGTCTGACCCGACTGAGGGGGCTTTCGTTCCGGCAGGAGTCTCGTCGTAATACGTCACTTCAACCTTGAAACCAACAATTGGAATTGGCTGTTCGCCAAATTCCTTTAGCCACACACACATTGTGTCTTGGTCACTTCGAACAACAGTGCCGGTAACAAAATAACTGAGTTTCGTTCCAGCCGTCTGAACTGCAACACGTTCTGCTAGATCCGCAATGCCGCCCCATTCCGCATCTGTAATTGGCATTTAGCCGTCTACCTCGATTCTCGTCAAGTGAACCGGATCGTAGGGTCTACCTGGCTCTGTTTCAGGTGTGAGCACATGGAGCTTGAATGCTCTGAGTGTAGCGGTTGAAAACCCTTTTGCCAGTCCAATTTTTACTCCGTCAACTGTGCAGTCGATTGCTTCACCGAGTGTATGGTTCGACGTGCTTGTGTATGGGTTGGCAGCAGGCCGAACGCCACTCTCCCAAATCTTGATCTGCTCCTCGCGTGATCGGTAGCCGGAAGTTACGACAATTTCCTTGCCAACGTACTTGGCTACTGCATCTGCGCGACTGAGCAAAACGTAATTCACATGCTCGATATCGACGCTCGAACTGGCTTTGTGAATGTGGGTCAGTTTGGCAAGATCGGCCTTGGAATTTTCAAAGCCACCCTGCGGTGTCCTGTTGGTGTCATCCGTGACGCTTCCTGCGTTCTGCGGTCTTGACTGCTCAGTTTTCAACCAACCCTGCACCATCGGTAGATATGTCTCTCTATACAATTTCTTTACTGCTGCAACGTAAGCAGCCGTGGCAGAAGCGCTACCACCAAAATAGCTTCCGACACCAGCCCAAATATCAGCATCATTACCAGTGTCGCCTACGGTTGCTTTCAGGCCCGTACGCAAGCGATGCGCTCCAACCCAAATGTTGTACTCAGGATTCCAGCGACCGCCCTCGTATTCGACTTCGCCTTTCGGACTTTGCATTGCATCAGCTTCCAATTTCAATCCGACACTAAGCAATTGCATTGGCCCCACTGCTGCATCGTCACCACCGAAATATCCGGCCAATCGAGGATTGGTGTGCATGTTGGCAAATCGAGTTTTCCAAAGCTCGACTCGTTGTGAAAGTGTCGAAGGATCTGAAACCACTGGGCCACCCGGTACTTGAGCTTTTACACCCAAATCTTCCTGCGTTGGCCGTGGATACCACTCGGGATTGCTTGTATCTGTCTTAGGGCCACCATTTACACGCTCGTTTCTGAAGCCTGTCTCATGCGCACAAATGGAAAGCAGCGTTGCCAGAAATACAGTAAAATCCCAAGGGCCGCGCCATTGACGAGCAGCTTTGATGAAAAAGTCGCCCCATTTCACTCCGAGTGTCGAAGCGGCATCGTCAGGCGTATCCTTCTGCCCCCACGGATCTTTTGACGTGTCAGGATCAGATGGAACACGTCTCGTCAGTGCATATTTCTTTTCACGCAACCTGACTTCGCAGACCATGCCATCCGTACCGGCTTGAATGCGCACGCCGATAATGAAAAAGTCACCTTCGATTCCCTCTTCGGGAATTCTGAGATGGCACATTTTGTTCTGCCGGATGATGTAGCCGGGATCAGAAACAAGGATCTTGTGCTCGACAGAGCCAACTTGACTTTCGAAAATTTCCTCAAGCCCGAGCTTCTTCGCGCCCGCGTCAGTGGTCGCGTCTGTATCGAGCAGAATCTTGCGCGGCTTTTTCAACCAGTCAGCAATCGTAGGATCGGTTAGCTCAACCCTGTGACCACCCTTACCGTTGTGGTAATACACCCACACTTCATGCAAGCGGCTCTGACCCGTCTTGTGCCCCTGAAATTCCATGACAGGCATGTACGCTTGTTTCACGGAAGCATTGTCATTCGGATCGGGATTACCAAAGAAGTAACTGGGATTCTGGTTGTAATTCAGCGTTGACCCCATCAACGCGCCGTCCGGCTCCGTCCAAATCCACATGCCTTCCTTGCGGTACATGCGGTACCAGAATTCCCAGTAGCTCTCCGAACCGTCTGTGTAGTGCCGCTTCTTTACCGGCTTCGTCGGAGCCAGACCAGAGACATTTGTAATTCCAAGTGCCTTGGCTTGCTGCGCAACAATGCTGGAAGAGCGAGCATTCTGCCACATCGTCGGTTCTGCCGTTGAATCTGTCGCTAGACTGGACAAATCCCTGCCAGTCAATGTAATTACGCCGTCTTTGTAGTCCGCATCGTCAGCAATCCCAGTCATAATCGGAGTTGCCTCGGGATGCCCAAAAGCAAGCAGTGTAACACGAATTTCGTTGTCTTTTACGAACACGTCCATCAAGTCACCGTGCGGATCGCCAATTTCCATATTCCATGCATCGCTGTCATTGTCGAGAGAGGAATCGACGTAGTAGCTCTCGATTGTTGCAATCGGAATTTGACGGTATGCCTTGCCCTGCCACTTCGTAGTGACGAGTGCCTTCGCAACAACAGCCAGATTAGCCATCTGAAATTACACTGTCCAAATACGCCGAGTCAATGAACAAATCGAATGTTTGAATTTTGCGTTCACGGGATGCCTTTGAGTTTGTCTTGAGCCAGATCCGATATAGCTTGATCGCTTTTTCATGCCGTTTCCGAACTGCCACCTTCTTTTCAATTACAGGAGTCATACACGAAGCACCGTCCCAATTGGTAGGACTGCCGTCGCATACGTGAACATCGGCGTATCACTGCCGCCAGAACCAAAGCTGTTCAACTGATAAAGTGTAATCCACTTCTCAGGATCGCCATAGACGATACTTGCAATTTGCCTAAGCGTTCGCGCACCAGCTTTGACAGTGAACGTCTTTGCGGCCGAACCTTTGGGGTCACTCTTCGAGCCGGGAATATTCGTCGGAGGAGCAGTACCAAGCGGATCGCGTGTCTTTCCACCTTCACCAATCCGCAAATATGAAATTGTGAACGAAATCGAATGCGTACGATCGTCGCCTTCGTGACTGAAGTCCCACGTCTGCGGCAAGACGTATTGCACCTTCTCGAAAATTCCGGGCACGTAAAGAAACATTCCGTCCATCGGGCATGACCTAAGAAGTGAAATACAGTCAACCATGTTGTCCTGTGCAGTCAAGCCAGGCAGCACGCCGCTTAGCTCGATGTGTGCCTCTTCGTGATGAACAACAACACCATCGGCTGAATTATCGCCAATGTAAAAATGCGTGTCGAGCTTCGTCTCGCCAGAACGACGGAACCCTTCGACGCCGACCGGAAATACAAACATCCTCGAACCAGCTTTGTCATCTAGCGCCATGTATGGCCGTGCATGCCGCAATTGCCCTGCCGTATGTACGCCAGGGGCAGTTACCCGGCCAGGGCGAAGAAGGTATTTCGCCGGATCTTGCCCAGTACCCGGAACCCAAAGCTCGCCTGAAATAATGTCAGGGACGGCCATCTAATTCCTCGCTGTCTTTCCAGTCTTGCCTCGGGATGCAGGAGCTTTGTGTGTCCACAAATCCATTGGGACATGCTCGCGTACGATTTTCGTTTTCTTTCCAGGCTGCTCGATCTTCACTGTGAAATCCACTACAGCCCTGCCCTTGATGTTGTGAACCTGTAGCCCTGAAACGTCCGTCACGTAAGGACTGTGAAGCACCTGTTGTGCTCTGGCAATTTCATAAGTCTTGAGCATCGCTTGAGCAGCGTAGTATGGCTCTTGTCGCATGTTCTGCCTAGGCGTTTGCGGTCGTGAAATTACGCCTAGCGCTTGTAGAACATCTCTGTGCTTTTGAAGGTAATTCTCGAACTGGTCTGCCGTCACGCTACCCTTTGTGAAACCAGTCAACAAATGGTGAAATTTCGGGTAGTTTTGCGGATCGTAATGTAGACCATGGTTTTGGAGAACCTTCGCCAGCAGTGGATTGGCTCCTCCGCGAGTTGCAGCTTGTGCTCGTCTCCCTGCGGCAGTTTTTGCACCACCGCCGCTTAGCAAAAGTGGAATTGCAGCAAAGAGAGCCGCACCCGTAGCTACTGTACCAGCACCAATTTCAGCCGCACCTTCAGCAAACAAACCACCAAGCGGCCCTCCAATTTTCTTTGCCCAACCAGCAATGCGACTTCCACCCTTCCTATACGGGTTGGGGCCGGTCGGAGATAGCGGATCACCAGTTGGGCTACGCGCACTCGATCCGAAAAGCTGATCGACCACAACGACGTACATCGGATTGAGCGGACTTCCTCCGAGCACGCCTGTATTTGCAAGTGCAGCAACAGCCTGTGACCTGACAATTGCTTCACCGCCGCCACCTGCTCCCCTGCGCAGCAATCCGCGAATTCCACCGCCACCGCCAAGGAACCTAAGAATTCCAGCACCACCGATAGCAGCAGTCATCGCAAGCGTAACATCTCTTGTAATTGTCGGATGTGCTTGGGCCTGCCTTGAGACGTATGATGCTCCTCTGGCAGCGTAATTCAAAACAGGAAGAAATGTCTGAGCAACCTGAAGCTGCATGTTGTGAATTGCAGTTACCGCTTCTTGCAATCTTGACCGATTCCGAAAACGATCCCATGCGCGGTTGAGAAGCAGTACATCCTTGTCATGCTGATTGAAATGCCCGAGCATGATCTGGTAATCCTGTGCAAGCGACTGCACCTGCCCATGCTTCTGAAGTTGAGATGCCAGAATTACAGCCGTACGCACTCCATGAATTCGCGGAATTGCACGATTCAATAGCTCTGCTTGCTGAGGGTCTAGCCCTTTGAGCGCTGAGGTACCCATATCCTCTAGCTGATCGTCTGGAATTGCTGCAAGTGCCTTGGGATCACCCTTGAAATTGATGTGCTGAAACAGCTTCATCAACGAAGGCCAGAAACCTTCTCGGTGGGTAAACTCAGGTGTAATTCCCATTGAAGCAAGTGCCTGCTTCGATGCGGCTGTTTTTGGTTGCAAGATGCTCTGAATCAGGAATGCCAATCCTCGTCCAGCCGTGGACGGTGTGGCACCTGTGCGCACTGCACCGAGCATGAGAGCCATCATTTGCGCCTGCGCTTCACGGCCGGTTGTATTTATGCCAGGCTGCAACCGAGCTACCGCAGCAACAGGTGAAAGTTGCTGCACAATTTCAGGGCCAGCAGAAACACCGCCAGGGGCAAGCTGAATCAGTGAGAACCAGCGTTGCACCCCTTGCTGCACATTCCTGACATTGTTTGCCTGGCCGAAGGCAATGTTCATCGTTGTAATTGCCTTGGTCAGATCCTCAGTCGGAGTCTGCGCGAGTTTGGCTCCTTTGGTGATGGTTTCCAGCATTGGTGAAATTTGATCTTGTGGAACCCCCTGCACGGTCGAAAGCAGGTTGAGTGCAGCGGATTGAATGTCTTGCAAAGGCGTGAGCGTATCCGTAGAGACTTGTCTGAGCCTATTTCCAAGCTGCGTGATCTGTTGATCCGAAAACGGCACACCAACAAGGCCACCGGCAGGGCCAGGCTGTGAAGCGATTGCTGAAATTAGACCAAGCTGCGTCTGAATATCCTTTAGCTCGCTTGCCATGCGAGTAAGCCCGAAAATCGTTCCGCCAGCAATTGCATAGCGGATCGTCGTACCCATTGCACGCCACTGGGCATTCAGTCGCTCGCTCATCCGCGACTGCTGATTGATCTGCGAGCCTAGACGTTGAAAACCACTGCCGATCTGGTTGAACGACGAAATTACTTCGCCCGTGCCTCGGGCAGTGAGACGCCAGATCAGTGTATTTTGAACAGTGCTCATTCGTCAGCCGGTACGCTTACTTCAATTTCATGGCTTGCCCCACCACTGAAGCTCACCGGAGGAGTCAGATCGACTTCCACGTTGTACTCCTCGTCATTGCCTGGCCGATAGACCTTTTCCTGAATTTCAGGAGGCAGTCGTTTGGTGTCGATAATCGGTTCGTGACAAACCTCGCAGTTGTCTTGAAAAAACTTTGGCAAACAGTGAACATGAATTTTGCTCAATCGCTCTTCGTAGTCGAGTCGCTCATTGAGATAGACCCAAACCAGTTGTCCAGGAGTGGCGAAGGCATGATCGTTGAAAGGAAGCGTTTTAGTGCGTACCATGATCTGCCAGACAACTCGTTCCAATTCATTTCCTGCAAGGCTTTTTTTAGGTTGTCCAACTCTGTCTGAGGAATTGCCTCTAGCCGTGGCGATGAATTTGCAACCATTTCGCTATACTCGTCAAATGCCGTGTCGATATCACTGACTTCCAGCGATTTCATCATTTCATCGACAGACACGAACGCTCGCTTGGTCAGATCCTCCTCTTCACGAAACGCACGCACCAAAATTTCTTGAGCTTGAGCACGATCCCTGACCGCAGCACCGGCAACGTCCAGCGGTGCGTCAATTGAGGCCACCTTGGCAAGCACCTGTGAGTATTCCGCTTCGGACAACGGTACAATCGGAATCCGAATTTCAGGATCGCTTGTCAGGGTGACAAAGCTGCACGTCGCCTGACCAAGCCGCATTCGCTCTAGTCTACGCTCTGAGATTGTCTCAGCGATACGTGCCATTTTCAACTCCCGCCCTCTTGGACAACTCTTCGCGGATTTCATCGACAGATTTCACGCACAAGTACGCAGACGGCATTCCGTAGAATACGTTGTCGCACGTCGTACAGTGCGCCTCAATCACAAACTCACCCAACGGCCCACTTGCGGCACGATCCTGAACCCGAATTACAGGATTCGTCGTGCCGCAGTGCGGGCAAAATGGTGGGCCAGTTTCCGGATGCAGAATGGGGTCAGCCGCGATGCTTTCGAGCGCAGTGACCCCACGCTCTAGTAGCTCTTCTAGACGCCTGTCCATTTTTCCGCCCTTTGAAATTGCTTAGTTCACTGGGGCTGCATAGCCCGGCACAGATATGTCCGAATCGAGCGTCACCTGATCCAGCGTTGACCGAATTGAAATTCGGTTCCAGTTGCAGCCTCGGTATGTGATAACGCGATTCCCACGCTTCACCTGCACGTCGAAATCACGCATTTGCTGTAGCAGGGATTCATCATTCATCCGATTTGCCACACCTTGCTTGAGGAGTACCGCCGTGAAGCTCACTGTGCCTTCGTCAGCGGCCCGTACGCGCCTCAAAACCGGCCCATCCGTCCCAAAGGCACCCTGATACGTGACTTCCTGCCGTACCTCTTCCGTCATATCCTGTGTTGCAGCGAAATCTCGCCCACTTTCGAACGTAATTCCAAGATCCACCGCAGTCATGCCCATAAGCCACGCCAATTTCATTACCTCCCTTCGCTACACGCTGATCGTGAACGACGGGGCCACGCGGACAGTCGAGATTCCGCGTACGATGACACCTTCGTATCCGACCGTGACCTGGCGCTGCGTCTGGTCAGAAGTGACGCTGACCTTGTAACCAGTCGTGCCGTCCGGCTGCGTGACGGGTGAAATCCACTCTCGTCGCTCGTTGAGCACAGCTTCGACACCAGAACCGATCCGTGCCCGTGTTGCATCCGTGTTTCCGGCCCGAAGAAAATTGTTGTCCTCGATGTACGTTTTCACGTCGAGGAAAACTTGGTCGATGATGATGCGAGTGTAGAGACTGTCGAACGTTCCATCGGCCGTGTAAGCCGTGCGAAGATGTGTAATTTCTACACCTGCGCCAGACTTCGAAGCCATGAGCGGAGAAACGCCGCCCTGAAGCAGATCCTCGAAATCGTTGACGGCAACTCCGGAGGACACCTTCTTGCGGAACACAGGCAGGCCATTTACATCTGTCGCGATTCCGGTCAAGAAGGGCAGAGGTAGCAGATCCAGGTCATTTCCAGGATCACTATTCTTTGCAATTTCAGCAGCGACACAAGCCGCTGCGTAGGAGCCGTCCCGAAGCACTCCGGTTTCATCGAATACGCCCGGAGCAATGAGAGCGATTCGCTTTGCCCCCTCCACATCTGCGCCAATTGCAGTTGCAGCAGAAAGGAGATTGGCCTTGGTGGTGGCCGCGTCCATTCCGCACAATGCAATTTGCTTGTTGTAGATCGTGTTCGCATTCTTGGCCGAAACGGCAAGTGCGACCAAATCAGCCTGCACGATTGAATCGGTCAAGCGGATGCGTACCGTCTGATCGCTTTCCAGGAATTCCCACGCCGCCTGCCTGTCGGTCAAATCAGGCAGAGTGTCGTCGCTTACAGCCGATGCAATTGCCAACACAGGGCCAGCACCCCGGTCGAGCACACACTTGATGATCGTGTAGAGCGACGATGTGCTTCCGAAGAGCGTCTGAGCTTCGTCCAGCCGTGAAATTACATACGGCTGTTTTTCTTCTGCCTCACCTGCCTCAGCAGACATTCCTTCGACGCCAACGGGCAAGTAAACAGTTGCAGCCGCGCGTGGCTGAAGCTGACTCGCGTCGATAACTTCTGGAAAAAGTTGCACGCTTGACAATGTAATTCCTCCTCCCTATTCCACGTCGAAGTGCGGATCTTGGGAAATATCTTCGATTGCAGCCATAACCACGTCCTTCGGGGTTCGTGTGAAAATTCGGATCGTCAGAGTCGAATCGGTGATCCGAAACAGATCAATGTCGTTTACGCGCTCTGTGATAAATCTCCCTCCCTCGAATTTGAGAATTTCAAGACCACCATCACCGGAATCCGTGGCAAGCCGTAGTCGAGTAATTGCAAGCGCTCCGTTGAACATGAACTGTAACGTCTGATAGGCCCGCATTCGAGCAGTCGTCCCACCAGTCTTGTCACTCGTCCACACGCCCACGTCCCAGTTCATCTCGATTACTGAGCCTTCCTGCGGTTGCATCGAATAATCGCCATCATTGAAATTGTCGGCGAAGATGTTGTCACCAAGACCGAGAATGCGCGGTGTTACCTCATCAATTTCAAAATGGACGACGTTTTTGGACAGCGGTACTTTAGCAGGAGGCACTTGCGATGCCGGAAATTCCATGACCACCTGATAAATCTGATGACCCTGCGGTGTGCCGTTGTACATCACCGATTTGTCGAGTTGCGTCTCTGCGTACTCCTTCAGGGCACGCACAGCCGTCTCGATAGGAAGCTCGGGGTTGTAAACGTTCGTCTGCGTCATATCAACGTCACTCCGCTAGGCGGATCAGCAGGAAGATTTGGCCCCGTAACGCCAACCAAGCGCATTGGAGGCGACTGCGCGTAAATTACAAATCCTTTTCCGCTTCGATGCCGGTGCTGAGGATCACCAACCACCGAGGAAAAAAACCGATGCGCAGCTTGAGTAGCTCGCATGTAATCGAGCGTTCTGCGAACTGCCAATTTCAAAATTGGCCTTCTCACTCGCCGTCCGCTAAGCGAGATACCGTATTCGATGTAATATGCCTCGCGAGAATCGTTGTAGACTTCCCACACGGCAATCCCTCGTCTACGGACTTTCCAGCCATAGAAGTAGCGCTCTGTAATTCTACGCACTGGGATCTTCCAAGCCATGTCCGGCCGAGACTGAGTAGGATCGTAAACACCAGCGGCCATGCGTCTACATTCCATCTGACCTTTGAGCGCAGTAATTCGAACTAAGGTGTCGAGATTTTTCGCTAGCAATTGCGGCACTTCTACTTGACACCAGCGAATTTCCTCTTCGATAGCATTGATCGTCTGCTTGTCAACAGTGAGGCCATTTCGAGATTGGTAGAGCGGAAGCCTTGCCATTACTCGCCCTCACTACCAATCAAGCGCATTCCGATCACGATGCTTTCCTTCTGTACTCGGACATACGAATTACATTGACTAGTTTTTCACGTTGTCGCCAATCACGCTCAGAAACGCGCATGCCAGAACGCACACGTAATGCCTGAAGAGCAATAAACGCCTCTAACTGATCTTTTTTCATGCGCGAGTATTTCAGTAATTGACTTGCTGCCTCTACTGACTTATCTCCTTGTACAATCCAGACCCACGATAGACGTTTAGCACTATGTTGTCGAACCTTGCCACCAAAATTCTTTTCAAGCCAAAGTAGAACGCGAGGATCATTATTGGCAATCCTCAAAGATGTATTTAGCGCTCTTGTCCCTGCTTGGCAACTTGATGTAGCTGTTTTTCGTGTCGCAACACAAATAGTCACACAGCCTTCACCGTCGAAAAGTCCTGCCAAATAGCGCCAGTCGTTTTGTGTCAACCTAACCACGTAGCGTCTCCAATCAACCTTAGGCCGGTTTCCCAATGATGCCATGGGTTGCCGTCGTCAGGGTCAGGAATCAAATTGGAATTTACTATTGTAAAACGCTGATTCGCGTACTCGACGTAATCCTCGCCAGACATGCCCCACTGTCTGAAATTCAACGTCGTGCCTTGCCACTCGACCGGGAAGATCCCGAGATGGTCGTCAGCCTGAATATCTCCAAACATGGCTGCAATTACCTCGGAATTCAGCCTTGTAGCTCGCGTAGACTGAATTGGCTGGCAAAAAGCCTTGACGATCAGATCCGATAGCGCATTCGGATCAGACAGCATTCCATTTTCATCGCACATCGGAGCTTCAGGGTTCATAATGTGCCAGGACATATCCCGATAGCCTTCCGGTGTCCGGCAGGGGCAAGGAATCATCGAATCCGACCGATGAAAATGCACGTCAGAGCCGTGCTGGTTGAGAAGAGCAATGAATGCGGGAATCGTGCTCATCAGCCAATTTCAAAGATCAGCCGGGACTCGTCCATTGAGAAGTCGAGTTGCTTGTAACCACCAGCCACCGCGATTTCTTCTAGCAGTACGATGTAGCTGTAGCTCCGACCAAGGAGGGAGTTGGCATTCTCGATGATCTTCTCGATCATGTCAATACTTGTCGTTTTCCCGCTTCCAGCGGTCGTTCCGCTTGAAATTTGAACCAGTCCAGCCGTGAAGCTCTGCACGTTTCCGCTGACGCCTGCCGATTGCTTGAGAATTTCACTCAAATAGGCCCTTGCCATCGTCAGAAGAGTAAAACCGGAAAGCTGACGGGCAGTTGCCTCGTTCGCAGGGATACTTGAAAGCTCTTCCAGCGGGAAAAAGCCCTCGACAACCGCTTCAGCTTCCTGAGCGACGATATTCTCATCCAGGGACGAGTCACGAAGCAAAACCCGGTTGACAATTTCACTCAAAAGCGGATCAAACCCTCCCTGAAGCGGCTCAGAGAGGCCAGATTTGGCCCCGAGCGTGCTTTCCCACTCGATTGCGAACCAGTTTTTCGGATCGGATGCATTTTGGGTCGTATACCGAGTGATGTATGTCGGATACGTGCCAACAGGAGTAACCGTGTCAATTTCATCCCACGGCCCGTCCGATGTTGGCGCTTCGTAAACATGCAGCACCGAAATATCCGGATCGGTGGGTGGTCTGAAATCAAGTGTGACTGTTGCCATTAGCCCACCCTCTCTAGTTCAGCTTTACCTTGTCCAACTTCGACCAATTCAGCAGGCGCAGTTCGCACAGCCTCGATCATTTCATCATCCGTCAGCACTTCGTACACGGATTCAAGCTCCGGCTTCGAGCCAGTTGTAATTGCTTCCAGAATCGCATCCGATTCCCCGGCTCGCAGAAGCCATATCTCATCAGTGAAGGTAATTCCAGCCACAAACTTCGATTCGCCGCCGCTTGCTGAGTCACGAATCCCGGTTCCGCTCTTACCGAACTGAGTAACCGTGAAGCCACCAGCCGAATGCAACATAACAACAATTCCGGCCTTCTGAATTTCACGAATTCGCGTTCCAGATGCGCTCTGGACTCTTTCTGCTCCACCGGCCTTGAGAACGTCCTTGTCCCAAACACCGGATGCAGACTGGACACGAATCCCTGCACCTGCCTTGAACCAGATGACCGACTTGACAGTGGCTCCACTACCAACACGGCTTGAAATTCCCGTGCCTGTTTTCCCAAACATCAGTAGTTTTGACCCACTAGCAGCACGCTCGCTGATACCTGCACCTGTTTTACCAGCGACATAGTTTTTGTTGCCAGAGGAAATTCGAGCACTAATTCCGACCCCAGTCTTGGCAAAGACAGGCGCTTTACTTCCAGACGCGGCCAGAATGGAAATTCCGACACCTGTCTTGCCAAGCGCGTAATTCCTGATACCGCCTGCGGCGCTTGCACGAATTCCAGAGCCAGATTTGGAGTAGATCGTCGCGTCAAAGCCGGATGCTGAATTTTCTCGGATTCCCGAGCCGAGCTTCTGTGCTCCACCCGCACGCACATACATTCCGCCACCAATTCGTCCTGAAATTCCTGCGCCAGTCTTGCCGAATATGTAAATATCGGCCCCACTACTGACTCGCGCAGAAATTCCTGCACCTGCCTTTGCAAACGTAATTGCCTTTGAGCCATTTGCAGTCTCGACCCTGACAGTTAGCCCTGTCTCCATAGGCAGGAAGGCATCCTGGCCGCTACCAACGCGACTTGAGACTCCATTTCCGGTTTTGGCATATTCTCGGGCACGTACTCCGTTCGCAAACGAATCTTTGACACCGGAGCCGGTTTTACCAAAAGTAATTGCATCTAGTCCACTAGCAGCATGAGTTTTGATTCCTGACCCCGCTAGCACAACAGCATGCGACTTCGCCTCGAAACCAGAACCAGTGTTTTCGGAAACCCCTACGCCTGAATCTACAAAAGTAGAAGCATCTGATCCATTTGCTGCATGCGCTGAAATTCCAGAGCCAGTCTTACTCCAAACTTTTACTCTTGTGCCGCTCGCATTGCTTTCTAAAATTCCCGAACCAGCTTTTGTGTAAGTAACGCCAGTATACGGCGCAATATTTACACTATCGACATAAGCATCCGAGGCCGATTCGGTTGACCAGTAACCAGCACTGAAATTGACCCAAATTTTCGACACATCGAACCCTGGTACAAGCGAAGCTCTATTTGTCCATACAGCACCATCAGGTGAAGTGTCAAAATACACTGTTCCACCAGATTCGCGAATTCGCAGCCAGGCATGATTTACTGCATCGTAGGGGATGCTCGATTGGCTTATCTGCACTCCCCCGCGTGTCAAGCGCCAGTAAAGATTTCCTGACGCCCAAAAGAACGATACTTTGTCAGTGTTTACAGTTGCACGGAGAGCTTCGATGTAAAATTCACGCGAACCCGCGCCATTCGGCGGCGGTGTCATTTTCGCAAATACTGCTGAGCCAGTCAGGTCATACCACGGCCCTGTCATTGCTGTAGCAAGAGAGTAATAAGATGTGGCACATGGGATTTTTGCTCGACCACCTGCGCCAGAATCCCAAACCACAGAACCCGATGACCAATTCCATTTTGAAAAGTCAACCGTCGTATCGAATGCATCTGTAAGTGTTTCGATTTTAGCGGTCGTATACGGAGCAATGAAATTGATGTTATCGACGTAGCCGTTATCCGCCGATTCGGTACCAAAATACCCACATCGAACTGACGCCCACACATTTGTAATTGCAAATGCTGGCGCAACTGACCAAAACGGATTCCATGTAGAGCCATCCGGGGAAGTCTCGAAATACACTGTGCCACCCTGCTCACGAATTCGCCAAAAAGCATGAGTGCCAGCGGCATAGTAAGCAGTGGTCTGGCTCTGTGTTGACCCACCAACCGTCTGACGAGCGACCAGATAGCCACCGGAATAACACATGGAGAGCTTGTCTTGGTTTACAACTCCAACCCGCGATACCTCAAGCCAAATTTCACGGCCACCATTCCCGAATGATGGAGGAGTTATCTGCGCCTGAATACCAGAGCCGGTCAAAAAGAAATTTCCGAGCGAGATGGAAGTAGCAATTCGCTCATAGCTAGAAGTGCAAGGGAGTTTTACTCGGCCAGCGGCATCCCAAACGACCCCTGCGGTCGAATCAGGCCACTTCGTGCTGTCGAGCATTGCATCGAATGAGTCAACAAGCGTACTGAGACTCCTATTGCAAACACCTGAGCTAGACTTTTGCGAAATTCCCGAGCCAATAGGCATCCAGGGCAATTTCGGCCTGAAATACTCAACGTATGGACGTGCAGGCCAGGATCTACCGCGACGGGGCACTAGCTATACACCGCCACTCTATTGCGAGCAATGCTTTTGGGGTAAGAATACATTTCAGCAACAGAAATATTCTCAGCAGTCTGTACTGCTATCCCTGTGCGAATCCCATTTACAATTGCAGAAAACCTAACTGAAGAAGCGGGACTGGTAATAGGCGACGTAGGAGGATCTTGCCCATCAAAATACACTGTAGAAGTGTAAGCTACTGCGCTTTGCTGCGTAAACCTGTCGCTTATCTCAAGAACATATACATCACCATCTTGAACCAGTGCCCTATCTGCCGATGCAATTACTGGAACAGAAATTGACCACTGTAGTGATGTAGAGCCTATTGCACCAGCAGTACCTTCAACCACACTGCCAATCTGTACACCTGTGCTCGGACGCCAGATATATCCGCAAGCGTAATAATTTGCTTGATGAGCAGAATTTCCTTGTGCAAAAGTAAATTGTATTAGAGAATTTACGTTTACTGAATATGGGGCACGCAATGGTCGTGAAACCCAACGCCCCAACCCCCACGCTTGCGGATTCGTGTCAGGGTTAGACGTAAAGGAGAGAAATATATTTGTTGCTACACCCATGAACGGAATCAAATCCCGTGGTGTACGAGCACCTGTCGCAAACCCCGTTGCATCTGCGCCATTTACAAATGCACCCGTAGGTAAAGTGCCGCCAACTGGCGAAGCACTATTTCGCAACATGAGAAATTCAGGAGTAATCGAACGAGAACCCATTACGTTTCGTCAAACACCAACCAAGGAAGGCAATTGACGCCTGTTGCAGAATAGTGCGCCCTGACCCGAGCAAATCCACCAGCCGCAACCTTCGGCCGTTCTTTCAATGGGAACCACATCACGTATTTATCACCATCTGGCCGAATTTCCTGCGCATCGAACATACGAAACGCCGCAATTGTTCCTTCAGCCGATGCGTTGTAGCCCGTGGCCGATGTTCCACCCACTGCAAGCGCTGCTACAGCGTCCTCGTTCTCCCACAGGTCAGGTGTAAGCGCTGTAACAGTAGCCGCTACATCAGTTGCGCAAAGATCAGCAACAAATGGTGTACCCGAAGCATTCCCATCTGTTGAAATTCCCCACCCACAAATTACAAGGTCTTTCGTAACCGGCTTTACCTGCAACACAGTCTTGAGAGAAGCTGTCAGTGCAACTTCGATGACTTCAAATGGGTTGCTCGTTGCTCTTGGAATCGCAATATACTGTGGCATTACAGTTCCACCCTATTCCCATCCGGATCTGTAATTACCTGATTTCCGTCCTGATCCCAAAAGCGCCCGTGAACGTCTGGCCCTTCGATCCACTCTTCCTCGACGCCTGCCTGCTTGACTTTCTTCTCCTCTAGGTCAGCAATAGTTGTATTTTTCACTTCATGCAACTTTTCCACAGGAAGCAACACTGTCAGCATTTCCCCGTCGATATCCGAGATGCTTCCTACCCGGCCGTCATGCTTGATCCTGACTTTCTGACCTACCTCCATAATTTCACCTACTGGTTGTACTGAGTCGTCGGCGTTGACTTGTAAACCATCAGAATTTCCTCCGCAAAGTCAATTAGGTCTACAACTCGCTGACCCCGAGGATGCCTAAATGACCACAGTTCGAGATTTTCAATCCGATTATCTAGCTTATCGCCATTGATGTGGTGAACCGTCTCGTCGGAATAAAGCTCACGACCAAGAAATTCAGCCATGACATGACGATGCTCAAACACAAGCTTGCGGTCTACATAAATTTGGCGATAACCTTCCTTGCTGATATGACCCCCCTTGTAATTTGGATGATCTGGGCCTCTTCTTATCCTACGTGGTTTTTCGGCGCGATTAGCACAAACCCGTGAACAGTATTGATTCGTGCTCTTGCCGTTTGCACGATAACGAGGAAATTCCTTTCCACACTGCTCACAAGTGTGCATCGCACAGCGTCTACGCGCTCCGTGGGCCTTCACTTCCCACCACTGCTTTTTCTTGTCCTGGTAATAGCTAACAGACATAAATTACTGTCTATTGATTATATTGGGCGGTTGGCGTGACCTTGATTACATCATTTGACTGAATCGGTACAGCCGTCGCGTCATCGAAATTACAGGCAAAATACGCTGAGCCAACAGAGAGCGCATTCGCAAGTGCAAAACCATTGATCGTTCCCCACGCGCCTGTTGCTGTCGCAAACGTCACCTGACCTGCTGTGACCTTTCTACCGGCCGTAGCAGCCGCCTGAGCGCCCCATGAAGCACTTGAAATTGTCTGCCGCCCATAGCCGTTCCCTGACGGCTCCGTGTAGCTCGCTAGGCCGTTGTTGTTCGTCCCAACCGTCGAAGGTGTATACGACGTGAAAAGTGCTACCCATGTATTTGCTGGAAGTGTTCCTGCACGCGGAAAAAAACCAAGCGCCAGATCCAGCCCCTCATCCGGCCAAATTTCAGCCATCTTGGCAATCAGCCAAGGAAGGAGCAGCGCTACGCAAAGAAAAGCGATCATTTCACTCCTATCCGATGGGGAACATATCTGGCGGCGCTTTTCCTTCCGCTCTGCATGTTCCGCAGTACCAGCGATCCTTGGTCAGCCAAAGCACGGATCGCATACGCCCACAATTTGCACAGACTGTAATTACGATGGGATCACTCCCAATCGAGGGTTCCAGTTCGAGGCTCGGGTGCCCCGTTATTTCCTTCCCGGATGCCGCCCGCGAGGAAGATGTGGTTCTGCCCAACGCCCTGAAAATCGAGCGTAATCCCCCACTGCCCGTCACGATAGTCAGGCCAGACTCCAACGACTCCGATGTGTCCGATTCGTGTGTCAACGTCTACCATCACTTTATGTCCGAGTGCGCGAGCCTTCTTGCAAAATACAACGTCCTCGTTCGTTGTAATATTGTCCGAATTTTCGAACCACGGCTCACCCATTTCATCAAAAACGCCTCGGTTGATGAGCATTCCAGCAGAGCCAGCGGCTATGCATTCGAACTGACCACTCTTCGGCAAATCAGGAAACTGCATCGTGTGAAATTGCCCTCGCCCAAGGTAGTCCTCATCTCGCTCCTCGTCAAAAACAACAAGCCCGAATGGCGGGCCACGACGACAACAGAGAGGCACGACGATGCTGTAATCGTTTTCATACAGCACCTTCAGCAATTTCATGAGAGTGTCACGCCCGAAAGCATGATCGTCACCCATGATCCAGACCCATTCCGAATTGTTGTTCAGCGAACGAATCGCTAAATTCAAATTCTCGACCACCGAAGCAGAACGAGTCATCGAAATGACTGTTCCATCTGGCACGTCCAAGAGTCTGAAGTCGTAGGTGAAATTGTGATACCTAGCAAGATCATTGCAAGGAATCACGATTTCACCCGGAGGATACTCCGGGTACTCACCCCTAGACTGTTTCTGAAATTTGGCTTTCTTTACACCTAGCACTAGTACCTGTCACCGCCCCCGGTACCATCAACGTAGACTTGTGCCACGTACGCCTCATTTTGAATGAAATGTACATGGCGTTTTTTTCCATTCACAATCGCGTAGCCACGGTGAAGAACAAATTGTGCTTCATCAGGTGTAATTGCCCATTCTCCGTACCCGCGATACTCCTTCTCCCCAGGTTGTAATTTCGTCGGAACGGCCCCAGGACGAGGCCGCTGCATCGCTCCAATCGACTCGGAGCATTCCGGTTGAAAACACACCTGGCACTCCATGTGCCCTCCCCCGAAACAAAGGGCACCCTCGCCGTGCCCCTCATCTCAGGTTGAATTGAAATTGCGTTACTCCTCGACCTGTTCCTCGCCAGAGGACGACGGCTCTTCGGGAGTTAGCTCCCCCGTACCCTGATCGCCCTGATCCGTTGCGCCGCCACCACTGGCGAGTGCCGTCTGCACCTGATCGTTGAATTTGTCTTTCGCGTCCCGGATCTGCTGAAGCTCGTCGGACAGATCGACCGGCGTGCCAAGCGAATCGAGCTTCGCCTGAACAGCCTGCATTCCGGCCTCCACGTCCGAGAGAAATTCCGTCAGCGCTGCATCGAATGCAGCTTCATCTACTGCCATTCGGATCAAACCTCCCATGAGAACGAGAATTGCATCGACTTTGTTTTCGATCCGCTGTAGGTGCCCATGAAAATCCGTGAGCACTTCCTTTGGCCTAGGCATCAGGGTAGTGTAATTTCCTCAACCGAGTTGGCGATATCGAGATACATACCGCGCCTCGTCCGAGCCACCTGCTGTCCCTCGACCAGACGTGAAATGTCCTGCGGGCCGATATCGACACGCAGATCGTGATGGACAAGCTCTTTCATTCGCGTGCGAGGAGCGATGAAATAGCACTTGCCCTGTGTGACGCCCGGATACACGACCGACTCGGTACCGTTCGTGACCGTGGCCCCGTTGTAGTAGATGATGGTATCCACCGGCACACGCCGCAGCAAATTTCCTGCGTCGTCGAGAACGGGAGTAAGCAGAGCATCCTCGACCTGAAAACGATCTGCCTCGTTCGCGAGCACCGTGTTCGGAATCCGCTGCGTGGTCGCCATCGCAGCTTCCTTGTACGCATCCTGAAATGTCCGGAGCGTCTTTTCCTGCGTCGTCGTACCAGTCGCATTCGCAGGCGTCTGGTTCGGAGCAGTGTAGGTGTAGGTCAGGATTGGCGAGAAATGCAAATGGTTCAGAAGGTAATTGTACGACCTTCCGAACGCCCTTGCATTCATGCCAATTTCATACGAACGGTCGAATTCGAGAATGTCCTCTGTCCACTCGAATCCTGCCGCGTACGTCGCGATGGGCACGAACGACGGTGCTCCGGCCTTTGCGAGCGTACCGAACACGACTTCGCCAGCCTCGAATTTCTGCTGGAAAACGATGTGTGCGTCGAAAACCACATCGCCGCCGATCTGGACGGAGCCGCCAGGAAACGGGCCGTTGATGCGCTCGTACAGCGGCGTGTAGAGCACTGGCACGTCGGCTAGCCCGACTTCGATATCGAGCCGCACCTTTTCGAGCAAGTCCATCGCACCCTGAGCCGTCGTAATCATTTCCGACGCGCTCTGAAGAAGCTCGATTTCCATGCAGTCCCGACGAAATTCCGGAACGAGCCTGGACTCCATCTCGGACGCAGAAATGATGCTGACTGCGGACATTTCACCGACAACACGGCTCGGTGTCCAAGCCCGATGACGCAGCGGACGACCATCGTGGGTTCCGACAAACGCGCCCGGTGAAAGCGGAGCAAAACGTCCGTCGTGTCGCACAGCCCACTGGCCGTTCCCAATTACACGCACCATGTCGTCGATCACGGGCGCTTCGGGAACGAGGCTGCTTGATCTTTTCGCCATTTTCACTCCTTTCTACAGTCCGACGTTGAGCACGCGGACTTCCGCGTAGCCGTTTGCGTCCTTCGACTTGAGCACCTTGCACGCGGGCGCACTGCTGCCTGACGCAGCGAGGTTGGTATCGCCCCGCTGAAATGTGCTGTTGTCGGCAGTTGCCCAGTACAGCACATCACCTTTGACTGGGTTGACGGCCGCAGGCAATTTCACGATCCAGATTCGATCCGGCGCAATTTCCATATCACCGACTCGAACCGTGTCCGATGCGCCAACATTGTTGAGCGCAATTCCGTTCCAACCGTTGACGCGGTACAGATCACCGAACACGATGGCCTGAGCAGCAGGCCATGTAATTCCGCCGACAGTTGCTCGGCCATCTGACCGAAGCTGACCCATTGCGACAAGGAGCCAGCCGAACAGCATGGAAAGCACAAATTTCACAGTTTCCTCCTTCCTATGCTTCGTCGGATTCCTTCTCGCCGCCATTCTCGTCGTAGGTTTCGTGGGCCTCGATCAACTCGTCTTTGTTCATGGACGAGTAACTTGAAATTCCCCGCTCCTTCGCCAGATCACGAAGCTGTGCAACCGTCATCTCTTCGTAGTCGCCTTCGGCGGTTGCCGTGCTCTCGCCACCCGTCGGCATGCCCGAATGCGGCGTTGCCTCACCGGGAGCGATTTTCTTCCCTTCGGCCTCTTGACCGAAATCGCTCGCAAGCGCTGCCGGATGCCCTTCCGGCAGATTTTCAGCGTTGAGCGGGTGATCCTGAATCGGCATCAACCGACCAGCAGACGTTTCCGGGATCGGAGAACCGAATGGCCCCGGCCCCATCACCTTCGGCTCCATCTCCATGTTCTGCTCTTCCTCGCTCACGTAGGGATTTCCTTTTGCGGATGGTGTCGGGCCGAGAACAGGAGCAACACCCGTCTGAACATGCCCTGGCGAGCCGTACGACTCCTCTTCGAGCGCATCGAACGGGATGTGTTCCTTGTTGTCGATTGCAGCGTCGTCTGACACGAATTTCCTCCTCTCTACGCTGCTGAACGAACGCGAATGCGGGAATTTTCCATTCCCGGCTTGTACTCGGGATCGTTGTCTCTCGGGGGCGACGTGTTGGTGACAGCAGGAGGAGTCTCCTCCATCTCCGAAACCAACTTTTTCAGATCGTCGTCCTGGTTGATGTAATTGTTGACCATCTCCGAGACGGCCTTCTGATCGTCGTCACGATGCGCCTCGTCGCAAAAAAGCGTGAGGCCGGACATTTCAGAAGCAAGCGCAGCGGCAACGAGCTTCTGTGTACCCCTGTCCTTGAATTTCTTTTCGAGCACCGTTGCGAGGATGGACTCGCGTACGGTACGACCAGCAGCCTTCACCTGATCGAGCACCTTGCCGAGAACATCGAGCACATCCGCATCCGGAGAAATTTCCAGAGCAGCACGAACCTTGGCAAGAATGTCGCCATCCGCCTTCAGTGACTCATTCTCCGTTTCCATCTCGGAGACTTTCACTTCGAGCGGCTTTCTCGCGTCCGCTTCGATTTCGCTGACGAGCTTGGCATTGTGCGCACGAAGCTCGTTTGCAGCCAAGGCGGAAATTTCCTCTGGCTTCACTTCGTCACTCCCTTCCTCCATTTCGCTCGTCAGACCGCCGACGAGTTTTGCACTCATCCCGGCAGCACGCGGCCGAGACAGGTCGATGGACTCGATTACATATTCCTTTACGCGAACCCCCTTCTCGAACGGCACCTGTAGCACTTTGCCTCGCCAGGAGACGGATTTCACAAGACCGCGCTTGAGGTAGTCACGGCCTTTCGTTCCCGGTAGAACGTAGGCTTTGACAGCGAGCTTCGCTTTGTCACCCGCTGAAATTGCCTTTGCTCGGAGCCAATGAAGCTGAATTTCAGGAAACACGTACGGATCGTCCTCGGGCCGAATGTGGCCCATGTAACCCACAATCGACTCGTCCGAAGAATTGATCTGCTCCGCCACGTTCTGAAATAGCTCTGGCCCCCAAAAGCGCTTGGACTTCGACCAACCCGATTCGATCACGAACGTTGCGAATTTCGGTTCCGGATCGCCTTCCGTAACCGCAGCAACAGTTGCAGGATCAAGCGGTACCAATCCCGCAACTGCATCCGAGGAATACTCGGCTGCTACAAAATCGAACTGTTCGAAAATTTCAGCCCAATCCATCTCAGTGCCTTTTGAGCGTTTTTCCGCCAGTCCTCTGCTGGTTGTTGTATTTGATGACCTTCTGGTGCCCCGCATTTGTATTTCCCGGCTTCGGAAGCGGAGCCTTTTTGACCGAGACTGCACCCGGAGCCTGTGACGGGTCGAAATCCACGTTGGGATTGCTGTAACCCCGAATTTGCTCCGTCACGTCTTTGGCAGGAGCGCCTCTCGACAGCGGATCTTGCGGGTCGCGAGCCATGACCCGGCGAACTTTCGCATCGGAAGTGGTACGACGCTTTCCGCGCTGTGCGATCTGATTCTTGCTCTCCGCAATTTCACCACCGCTGGAAAGCTCGCGAGGAGTCTTGGGAGACTTGGTGTTCGATGCTTTGACGATCTTTGTCATGTAATTCCTCCTACTTGTGAACCTTGCCGGGAGGACTGTGAACGATACGGGTCGTGGGATTCTTGAAAATTACCTTCCCCTTTGGCCCGTATGTTGGTACCCTTAGAATTCTCAGTGTAATTACCTCCTTCCGCGATTCCAGCGTCTCGCGTTCAGGGCGAATGTCGCCTGACGACGAGTTGCTGCGCTTTTACTCTTCTTCATCGAGCGGAGCTTGGAAACCGGGATTTTCTTTCCCTTCTTTGTACCCGCTTTTCTTCGCAAGCGGCCTTGGTGAGATTTCTTGATCTTGATTCCACTGCGCTTTCGTGCCATTACCTGCGGATCAACCTCCCAAAAAATCCGAGAGTTGGTGTAATTCTCGCAATCTTCCGGCCGTTCGTTTCTCTGAGCCATTGAATCGGGCCACCGTAACCTGAAATTACACGGCCACCCGGAACTGTGTTGATCCTGCTCATCTGCGTCTCCTCACTCTCTTCCGTCCCAGTGCGGCCGAAAGCTGCTTCGGATTACGCTTTCCGGCAATCGTCCGTCTCGCGGTCTTTTTCACACGCAATTTCCTTCTACGCCCAATTCTCGGTACTGCTGGCCGGGTTCTCATTCGTTGGAGCCTTGTGGGCCACCCTGAACGGGTAGCGGTTGCGTAGGAGCCGGATTGAGAGCCGCCTGTTGCACCTGTTGCGCTCTGAAGTCTCTCTGAGCGTCGATGGCTTCCTGCGTCGTATTTTTCATCGCCGGAAGGAACTGCTTTATCATCTTCCGGTATGTCTCGTCTGAGATTTCACCCCTGGCCGCAGCGACTTCCAACCCCATGACGAGTTGCTGAAATGCCTGCATGAAAAGAACCTCGTCATCAACCCGAATCATCTGCCAAGTAATCGTCGGTCGATGTGGAATTTCGTTCTGAGAGACGAGCACCATCTTGCAAAGCTCCTGAATCCACTTCGCATGACCGTTACGCTTCCGGTCGATTTTCTTCACGAACGGAACGGTCTGCGCGTTGCGGTCGGAGTTTGCAGAGCCACTATCAACCCGCATGAAAGCCCACTCAGGAGTCTGGCTAGCAATGCAAATACAATCAATCAGAAATTCCAGCAACGTCTTGGTGTCGTTGAGTACCGATTTGGCCTCGATGAAACCTGCGTCATCCTCTGCCTGGAAAAACAGGACTTCACGACCGTTCCAGTTGATCGTCGCATTCGGTATCACGTCGCCTGTCTCGGGGTCGATGATATCCGGGAAATTCGCCCGAATAAATGCAAGAACATCCGAGAGCCGCAATTTCAACTTCGGGGTCGAGTGATACTTATGCGCCTGTAACCCCTGCGTTAGTACGTCGTGAAAAGCCTGCATGAATGGAATTACAGTCTCTAGGTCAGACATTCCGCCTTGCAGAGCCGTATCCCACTCGTTCCACGCTTCCAAAAGTGGCACGAAATTCCAGCGGTTCGGAGCGCCTAGCGAGTCGATGTATTCGTTCGTGTTCTGGTCGAAGAAGCGGTACGTGTCCCGTGTGATGATTTCAAGGACTTCATGCTCCTCGACAATCGGTTCACGACCCTCGGTGACACTGCCGGGATCTGTTACAAATTGCATTCTGTGACTGACGATTGCCTTCCGAATGATGCGCTTATTGGCAACGTCACGCTCGATCTGTACGCGCTCGGGTGCAATGCATTCGACTGTGCAATGCTCTTGCTCCTCGATTGTCATGAGCGGGTCAAACAAATCCGGCTGTTGTAGCCGGATAATTACAAGTGAATCACGAATAGAGTCCCGCATACCCTGTTGAATTTCATCAACCCAATAGGTATGCAGACATTCGTTCAGGAACGTGTCGATTGCCTCGTCGCCAGTCGATGCAAGCGGTAAACCCATGAACTGCACTTGAAGATCGACAATCGGTTTGGCAAATGCCGTGCCAAGTGCTGCGTCACCAGAATTTCGGTAAAGCTGACGAGTAAGCTCGAAGTTGACAATGGTGCCTTCGTAGAGCGGATGCCTGGGAGGCCAGAATTTCAGGCCAACAGCCCTTACCGTAGAGCGCACTCCTCCATCAAGAAACCAACTCCACGGTGAAATTACCTGCTCCCAAACTTTCCGCCATCTACTCATCGGTCGTTTCCTCTGGCTCCGGTGCTGAATTTCCGTCAGCGTTCTGAGCCATTAGCTCTTCCAGCTTCTCGATAATTTGGGCAGCCTCTTCCTGCACATGTACCGGAGCTTCACGCAGTCGATCAACAATTCCATCGTCGGCAAACGTCGTGACTTCCTCGATCACGTTGTGCCGCTCCTGACGAGAAGCTTTGACGACACCTGCGCGGTCTAGAATTTCACCCGCCGCCTTGAGCACCAGCGAGTCGTCACCTGACTCACGCATGACGGCGACAATCGACTGCACAGCCTCGATTGAGTAACCGTGCAGCAATTCCAGGGCCGCTTGCGGCAACTTACTCCGCAAGAGGACGAGCTTTTCCTGTACAGCCGGATCTTCAAGGACTTCCCTGACCTGTCCTCTTGAAATTCCAACGACACTTCCTATTTGAACACGCGAGTAACCGGCGAGCTTGAGAACAATCACCATATCGGCAATGTGATCTTGCTCACCCGGCAGGAATTTTCTTCGTGTGCTGAGGTTGACTTTGTACCGACGCCGAACACGCTTTACCTGCTGTCGCTGTGTCTCTGCGCGATCAGACGGTGTTGAACGCTTACGCTCCAACGAGACTCCTCCCTCCAACCGCTTTTGAAAATCCCGCAGGTACTTGCAGCGGGGCATTTTTCAAAAGCGCCACTGTCGCGAACATCATCGCGTGATGCCAGTGGTCAGGGTTCTTGTTTCGCTTCCAACGAGCAATCAACTGTCCTTTTGTATTTTCCTCTTCGACACGCACCTGCTGAATCAGATGGTGATACAGCCCATTCCACGGCTTCATCGGCATAGCCTCGCCAAGCTCACGGGCATTGGCAGGCAAGACGGTTGCACCGTTCATCATGTGTGAAATTACAGTGTCGAAAGCGAGAGTGCGGTCGATCTTCACTTCCGGCACCTGACGTGGCTTCACGTTATCCCACGTCGCAATTTCACCCTGCTGATCGCGGTCTTGCTCGAATCCCATGAAGAGCTTGCCGTGATATTTCATGCAAAGCTCGCGAGCTTTCGACTTTTCCGGATGCGCGTCGATGACACCAACAAAGGAGATGAGCGAGCCAAGGAATTTGTCCAACTGGCTCCACTCACGAAAAAGCTTGACCTGCCAGACGTAGTTTCGCTTCTGACGATCTTGCATGTACGCCCATACGTGAATTACATTTCCTACGTCGATTCCGAGATGAATCGAGGAGGTTGGAATTCCACCGAGGGAATAACCACGCAGACGGCACTTGTCTAGAAGCTCGACGGTGATCCTGTCTCCCGGCGCTGAATACGGCCTGCCCATATTCTGCTGCCAAAAAGCCTTCAATTTCCTTTGATCTGTCTGCCCCGCATAATAGCCACGCATGATTTCCCACAAAGACTGCGTTGGGGAATTGAACTGGTTGATGAAATATCCCCGAAGCAGGCCGTTTGGGTTTGCAGCGACCCATCGACCCGTCGCATTTGCGGTCTTGCGCTCTAGGTCGGTAAATGCATATTTGCAGTACGCACATTCGAGCACGCACTCGTCGGCAGTGTCTCCGAGCTTGAGATTGGTGTAATCCAATTCCTTGTCATCGAAATTCAGGCATTGGTAACGACCACAAGCGGGACAGGCAATTTCCCATCTGTGCTGATCGGAAAGAGGCCAAGCATCGTCGCTATAGACGCCATGACCATCGACAGTCGGAGTGGAAAGCTGCACCAGCTTCTTGACTTGCGATCCGTCCATCCGGTGACGTGCGTCCTCTAGGTTCTCTTCCACCATCCGATCACGCTCGTCCCAAATTTCAAAATCGACCGGAACTTCCTGAACCTCGGACGAAATGTTGGTGCCTCTGATGTAGAGGTTCACCCGGTCAGTGGTCTGCTTGTGCAGGCGGTTGTCCACTGACGCAAATTTCGCATCGAGGTAGGCATTGGACTCGATGATCGGGTCGATTCTGGCTTGAACAAAGGGAACGGCCCCCGTTTTGAGCGGGAGCAAATACATTCCATTCCACTTCCGCTCGACCACGGAGTGAAGGGAGCGGGTAAGGAATGTAATTGTGAAGGCCATCTGTGCAGCCTTGGGGATCACGATTTCGGGAGAGAAGTCCCGGATCACCTGGCGCACGTATTCGCGCCCTTCAAGGCTGAAGGGACGTGCATCTACTCTCAAGCCCATACCAATCGCCCACTCGTCCGGTCTGGACAGTGCGCGAATGGGTGAAATTCTGCTCTTCGGCCTGGGATTTGCGGCTACTGCTTTGCGGGCCAACGCCTTCTTCCTGTGGGCTTTACGCGGAAATCCGCAGCATAACGATTTTTCATTCCGGCAACAAAAGAGGGGGCGGATTTCTCCGCCCCCTGGCCCGAAACGTCCGCCCGAGAGTGAGGCAAGACACCTGATTTGTAGCACATATAGACCTATGTCAACGGCGGCATCCGCGCTCGTCCATGTACCGCTGCCAGCGCTCTAGCGACCAGCTTGGGTTGGGGATCACAGTAATTTCACGACCGAGCAAATGGGTTAGCTCAAGGCCAGTCAAAATCTTGTCGGCTACCGAGAGGCCAATGTATTTCTGGCCGTCATTCATGATGTGCTGAATAGTGCGGCGATTCAGTCCTGTGTCCTGAGCAAGCCAGTCCTTCGGGCCAACAGGGCGCAGAGTGTTGATACGATGACCGTCGGGACTGTAATTATGGTTGGACAGATGCTCTTGCTCTGCTCGTTGCAGGACGGCTCTCATTTCATCCGCTCTGACGACTTCGGCTTCAGGAGGAAAGCCCTTGGCTGTTGGGTTGTGCTTGGGCACGCTAGTTCAATTTCGCACCCTTCTTGTAGACGCTAATTACTTTTTGTCGGATGGTTTTTCCTTTTCCCTGCTCTTTGGCTTTCGCCAAGAAGATACGAGTGCCTTCACCTTGGCCGTACTGTTGGACAAAACGCCCATATGCCTTTTGCACTCCTTTCACCTGAGCGCTGAGCTTGAACGGTAATTTTACGGTTTTCTGTTGAACCCCTGACATTTACATTTTTCTCCGGTACCCAGTTTGATTACACGGCAGGAGGGAGTTGGACGGCGAATGTGCATATCTACACTGTGACCGCAGAAAACGCAAGCGTACGGATCAGTGTATTTCTTGACCTTCTTTGCGGTCATCGTCGCTTTCGACTCCTCTTGACCCGGTGCGAGCCTTTCGAGTAGACGGAATTTGCCTTGGTGGCATTCGATTTTCCTCGCTTGCCGTACTTGTTTGATTTCGCGTAGAAGATCGACGTGCCCTTCTTGGCTCCGTAACGCTTTTTCATTGCGGAGAGTGCCTTACGGGAGCCTTTCGAATAGGCTTTCTTCGGCATTTCATTTTCTCCTTAGGAAGAGGGAGAGAGGGATTGGGGAGACACCCAACCTAGCCGCTAAGTGCCTCCCCAGTTTGCCTCTGTGTCCACGAAAAGGGGGACTCGTCATGGACAGGCAAATTTCAAGATTTCAGGGGGCGCACGGGATCACACCAGCTTGGCGCAGAGCACCGTTACGGCCGCTTAGCCCACGCCCCCTCGACCGAGCCTAGCAGGTCTACCCGATCAGTTCGGAATTCAAACGTCGGTACGAAACGCAGCCGACCCATCTGCCGAAAAAACGATGATTGAGCCGGTAGCAGTGCTTCGTGTGAACATAGTGCCATGAATTACCGAACCAAAATTTCGTCAAGTACGGTTTGTCTATCCTACTTGAAGAAGGCAAAGGTAACCCAGTACGAGACAACGGCGATGATGGCGACGAAGAGAAGTATCTGCCACATTTTCAACTAAACCAAGGTGATGAAATGGTTGACCATGCCTCGATAGCGGATCTGGCGCATTACACAGCCACCGTTTGACATGTTGGTTGGGCCTGTATTTCCACCAAGGTCGTAAAATTGATGTTGGCCTACACCAATCCAGCGGTCGAAGAAAGCGATGTGCATGTCCGGGCCTTCACCTGTGATGTACGTGACAAGATCGCCACGTTTGGGAGTGAAAGTCAGGTGCATGTGATGAAGGCCAAGAGTCGCCATGCGGGCAATCTCGGGAACGTATGAATATTTCCAGTTCCAGCCCGAGTGCGAGAGACACCAAGAAACGAAAATCGCGCACCAGGCAACGCCGTTGAAGCCGTACCACTCGCCGTATTTAGTGCGGTTGGAGCCGAACGGCTTTTCCTTCGTGCCGATCTGTGATTCCGCCAGCTTGAATGCCTTGAGCGGCACGGTGTTCTTGAGAGCCTTGATCCGGTCTGCGCGTCTGTGCTGGAAATCTTCGGGCAGGGTGGTCTTGGTCAGGTAATCGTAGATCGTCTGACCAAAACTGTAATTGAGAGATTTCGTTGGGTAGCCGAGCCAGTACTTTGCCCGCTTGGTTGCCTCGGCACAGACAGGGCCGTACTCGCCATCGAGTCGGCCGTGGTAAGGGTGTATTTGCTCAGGTACCTTGCGGGTTGAAAATCTGTTGTGACCGGCAAGAAGCCACTGAGCATCCTTGACCCGCTTACCGCGCAAGTGCGGTGTTGTCAGGATCAGAGACGTGTCGAACTCTGCCATGTAATTTTTCCTCCCTGTCGGTTCGTCGGTGTAATTTCTGCCGGTGTAATTCTGAGAGAAGAGAGGAGAGAGGATGAGGGCAAGGAGTAGGGCCGTTTGAGACGAGTGGCCTGCGGTTGCCACTGGGAGACAAACGGCCCTGAACATGCGACTGAAGGGGGAAGGGTGATACCCGCCTTCGACAAGAGCCTATCTGTGGCCGATTGGAAGGTCAAGTGAGGCTGTGAGCGGGCCTCTGAGAGCGTTTCTAAGGGCTTGAAAAGGCTTGGGGGTAGTTCTCCCTTGCCCGAAACGAGGTTCTGGCAGAGAGGCTCCTGTGGATTCTGTCAATTATCCCGTTTTTTGCAAATTTTTTGTCCGTTTGTCGTTTTTGCGTTTTTTACATTCTCAGGTTTTACATTTTGTGGGTTATTGGGGCCGTTTTTGCTATTTTTCTGGCATTTTTATTTTCATTTTACCCATATTATTTGTGCTATAAAGTAATTCTGAAAAAGGTGTTCGAAAAATAGCCCGAAAAATGCCTGAGAATCGCTCAAATCGTGAAATTGGAATTATTCAAAAAAAATGGTCAAAACTAATTTCGTTATAGCAAGTATAATATGGGAAAATGTAAAAAAAACAGGGTAAAAACGGGGTTGTTCTTTTACATTTTAGATGTAAAAAAAAGGGGCTTTAGTGTTTATATTGGCCCCGCCAATTTCACCGTTGTAAACCATACAAATTTCATCAGAATCCGGTAGAATTACATAGATTTTTGATATCAAACAGACGTTCGGTATCAAATGAAAAACCCCTGCAAATGGGCGGTTTTCGATTATTCTTTTGAAATTGGAAAATGGAGATGTAATTGGTGATCCCTAGGTCGATTGAACCGTTATTCAAGAGGTCTAGAAATGGGTGGAAAAATGGCTTTGTAATTCATGCTCTGGGCCGGGGTATGAGCGGAGTTTTTGGACGTTTCTATGAAATTGGCATCGTAAAGCAGGCAGGTAGAGAGTAGTTGTCTACTGTATAATTTTCCTAAACCGCCGAAAATGATTCTGTTGAAATTCTTGGCAACACCGCATGATTACAGGGAATTCACCCTGCTTCAAATAACCGCAATTTTGTTGCCTCTCGCGAGAGGGATTCTGGAATAGCCGAATGTAATTCTCAGAACGGGCAACACTGCAAATTCGTGGGGTCGGAGAACTGTCCTAGGGTGAGCGGCGTTGGAATGGCAGAGCGTCATTGTTCCCGAATTTCAGTGTTTGCCTACAGGGCAATGAGGAGTCCCTGCAATGTAATTGCGCGAGAATCCTCATCCGCCGTTTTGGGCGAATTAGGGTCGGGCGCGTAAGGTCGGAGAATGAAATTGTGGAGAAACGGCCTGGCGGGATTCTGGAACCGTTCCGACCGGAAAAAGCCCGGTTCCAATGAAATTGTCGAGAAACGGCGTCAGGTCGATTCGGTCGAATTCGTCGCGTCATTCCTGCCGCACTAGACCTAGTGGGGTCGAAATGTGAAATTTCGTTTTTTCAGAGGGGCAAAATCCCTGCAAAACAGCACAATTTCATCGAAGCGTCGCCGAAGCCGACAACGCTCAAATTTCGTTGCCGATTTCGGTAACGCTCCGTAGAAATCGCCCAATTCTGCGAAAACGCCGAAAATCGACCTTCCCTGAAATGAAATTCCCGCAAATTGCGAGTTTTCTGTCCGGGCAAGCCTTGTGAACCCTTGCGACTGCCCATAAAATCCGCGAAGCGGATTTTACGCTCTTTGAAAATCGAGGCACGGGCGAGACAGGCGCAAGCCTGCTCTTGTGACGGACAAGCGTTTCGGCGTGCGAGTGTGCGCGAGGATTTTTCTCCCGCTTTCACGCTGGAATTAGCGTCGTCTCATTCCCTCTTGATTTTGCCCCGCTGTGACTATGCCAGCCGCGCGGAATTTACGGTTTGCCGTGCCTCATTGATTTTTGACAATTACATCGGTTTTTCACGCTAAAGCGGCGCAATCTGATTACGCGCTCGGATGCGTGCGATATTGCGATCTAGTAGCCGATAAAAAGTGAAATTCCCCGTGTTTATACCGGGCCGGAATCGAGCGAGTCTCTTCCCTACAATTTCACCGAATTGACGCATAAACGGATCAAAATGACGCACGTAGGACGTAGTTCCGAAAAGCGATAGATTTACCTGCGATTTCTGTGGTCGGCCGATGAAAATTTGACGCTAATCCCGTGGCAAGTCCACGAGGGTTATTCTCGCGTAATTTCAGTTAGGAAACGGGTCTACGGATTCCCTCAGTCCTGAAATTCGGCGGAAAATCTGCGCATAACTCCCGGAATGTAATTTACCCGGCTAGTCGGAAACTCTGACCGTGAAAGCAACGGTTACGCTTACCCGACATTACCCCGGTAAATTCGAGTCAGGGCCGCAATGAAAATCCAAATAAGTCGCGAGAATCCTCGGATACTATTACGGGCAAGTAGCGTCCCTGTAATTGCACTTGATCGAGCGGCTGCAATTTCACTCTCCGACAGAAAGTGAGAATGAAAATGACCGCTTATTGGCTAGCAGTCGAAACGCTTTACCTTGCACTAGCCGTTTACGCTTACGTCCGCTTCTATCGGTGGATAATGTCCTAGTAATCCTCACTCGGTTTTCGCTCGCATAAACTGAAATTGTTAGCCGCTCAATCAAGTGCAATTGCAGGGTTTCTCAGACTGTCCATTCAAACACTCTTTAGCGGATTTCATCCGACAGAGAGGAAACAAAATGGGCATTACCGTTATCACAAACAATGTCCCTCGGAATGTAATTCGAGCGGACGAACTAACGGCGAAAGAGCGTGAGGAATTCGACTATCTAGACTGGCAGAAAATTGATGCCGGTGAGGATGGCAGAGATTTCATCCGCTATAAGGGTCAGATTTACGACCTGAACGACACCGAAGCTATCCCAATGAATCTTGAATTTCGAGGTTGGGATTTGATCGTCACTGAGACTTTCTTTTCCGGCAAACTTTTCAAGTATGTTGGGGAATTCGGTGAGGATGTAATTTGCGGAAGGTACTACTGCTAAACACCTAGCAATTTCATCCGCTTTAGAGTGTTTGAACGGGCAGTCTGAGACTGTAAAGCCATTCACTTGAATCCCACTGTTTTTCTGCCGGGAATCACAAACGGATGGCCTCAATAAAGCGGTCGGATGGAAGAAAGTGAGAATGAAATTATGCTCATCAAATCCGACAGGCAATGGCAGCGCTATAGGGCTGTCGCATCGAATAGGCTGTACGCAAATCGCACGTCTGCTAAGCTCGGAATTCCGAGTAAGGGTAAGGTTCGTCCGACCGCTAAGTAAGCAGTAATCTTCGAATTTCATTCGACCGCTTTATTGAGGCCGTCCTATCCGACAGAGAACGAAAACAGAAAGGTAATTCAAGTGGCTATAAACAGAAAAACGTGGCGTAAGGGTTCCAATCGTCATATGATCGCGGAACTTGCAAATCGCGGCATGACAAGGCGGCAGGTTTACGATGCACTAAAGCCGCTCGTTACTGCTCAGACTTTGGTATTCAAGGCTAATGTAAATGGCCGTCGAATCCCAAAGCCAATGAGTGAGCAGTATGAAATGCTGCATCATGAAATTCATCGGGTCTTTCGTATTCTTGATCCGACAATTTCGACGCAACACTCCGAAGATCAGGATAGGTCGATTTCGGAACCTATTTCGTCCCCAATTTCATCGGATGAGCCGGACGAGGATGAGCCGGACGAGGATGAGGATGAGGATGAGCCTACGGACGAACCCTCGGACGAGCTTACGGACGAGGATGAGCCGGAGGATGAGCCTGCCACGCCTCAGGCAAGCGGCAAAGTGAAATTGCGCAGTGAATGGGAGATGTTTTATTCGGGTGTAATTCGCGCCCGTACTCTCTGTGAAAATCGGGATCGGCTTTCTCAGTCGATTGACTCGATTGGAATGCGCCCGTTGGAAGCGGGATCGAAATTGATTCCGCGCGGAATTCCTGCCAATGCATTGCTCGACGCAATGACAATGCATTGGCCGGATGAGGCACGTAATGAAATCGGAATTTCAAAGTTCGATTTTGTGACGTTTTCATCGGACGTAATGAAAAAGCGCAACATCACGAAGCCGGAAAACGGCAAGGAATTTCATGCAATGTTCGGTTACGTGCTTTTGCTCGCAGAAGCGCGTCAGCCGATCTTCCTTGTCGGGCCAAAAGGTACGGGTAAATCGACCCTGCTTTCTCAGCTAGCCGATTACCTCGAAATGCCCTACGGTGAAACGGCAATGTCACCCGGAATTACAAGAGGTGACTTGCTCGGCCGTTACACTGGCTCGGGTATGGCACAGTCGCAATTGCTCGCTGGAATTCTGAATTCCATTCCGTCTGACTCGGACGAGTTGACAGAATGGAAGGATGAAATTGTCGATGCATATAGAACCGGCACTTTGTCCGGTTTTATCCCTGCCGAATTCGACACTATCTACGGGCAAGGCGGCGTGTTCAATTTCGAGGAAATGGACTCCGCTGACGCGGGAATGTTGCTCGTCCTAAACAACGCTCTTGCGGGCGATAAGCTCTACAATTCGGTGAAAGGCGCATTCGTAAATCGGAGTCGCAATTTCATTGCGACTGCCTGCGCCAATACACTCGGACTCGGAGCAAATCGTCAGTATACGGGCCGCGAGAAATTGGACGCTGCAACACTCGACCGTTGGAATATGGGTCGTGTTCGAATCGAGTTGGATACGCGCTTGGAGCGTGATTATTTCACTCGCGTTTTCGAGGAGAATATGCGGTCGCTCAACGGTAACTAAAAGGTAATTCCCTCCCGGCAGAAAACGGCGGGATTCAATTGAGTGGCTTTACAGAAAAAAAGAAATTGCACGGTTTCACAGAGGGGCTAAATTTCACAAAGAAAGGAAGCCACTGTGAAGCTAATTACATCGCGATATGCCGGAAAATGCCGATCTTGCCAAACGCCATATCTGGCGGGTAGCAAGGTCGGATGGCAGAAAGGAATTCGTGGTGCTCTTTGCGAGCATTGTTTCGATTCCCAAAGCCCGGCAATTCCGAATGAGCCAAAGCCGAATTACATACCCGTTGCGGGTGAATTCGGCATGATCGTTCCGGCAACAAAAGAGCCGGAATTTTCAATTGACTGGTCGGAACTAAAGGAGTTTGTTTCGACTGTCCTCGCAAATAACGTTGCTCCGAATTTCAGAGCAGCTAGCGTTAGGGCAATCAATCAATTCCTGCTAAATATGAACAGTCATTGGCATGGCTATACACTCGCGCAATTGCGGGATTGGCTAGCTAACGGTTTCCAATCGGCCGAAATTCATGGACTAGAGGAATTCGTGCCGCCTATTCGTGAAAAACGGAAATTCCGTTTCGATGAGGATGGCGACGAATTTCACTTCGATATGATGCTATCGGGCGATGACAAACCGTATTCGGAATTCACAAAGCGAGATGCAATTCCAGGTATTTCATTGGACATTCTCGTTAGTTTCGCTTCAACAACTAGCGCTGAAATTGTCAATGCATTCAATGTCTGGCTTTGCAAGGTCGCATACTCTCTCGAATCCGCTGGCGTTGACAGTGAAATTGTATTTCACTATCGACTACGCGGAACGTATAGGCAGACAAAAGATAACGGCCTGCAAAACACGTACATTCGAGTGAAAAAGGAAAACGAAGTAGTGGATTTCACTTCGTTTTCTCCGATGCTATCTCCTGCGTCATATCGGACGTTCGCATTGATGGCATATATCCTTCACGGAGAAAGCCGAAAATGGGATATTACGATGGGAATGGGACGCGGAGATAACTCGATTCCTTGGGGAGTGAATTACAACGCCGAAAACTCAAAGCTGGAAATTACAGTGGAGAGAATGGCAACATCATTTCCTGAGGAAGAAATGAACGAAATGCTCAGAGCCGCATTGCGTGAGCTTATGGGCAAGGCATAACGGAAACAAAACTCCGACAGAGAGTGGAATTTCGCCTCTCTGTGAAACCGTGCAATTACATTCCGACAGAGAACAGGAGAAATGAAATGTATCTGATTCGACGGCCGTGGATTCTGCTTGGGATAGTCGAGCTTATCCTGCTATTTCCAGTGCGTTTCCATGCGTAATCGTCGCATCGCGGCGGAGGATGTTTGCGCCGCTTACGCCGATGCAATTCTCGAACGTAAATGGGAATTAGACCAGGATGAATTTCAGCCGTGGTCGGTTCTCGAATTGATCGAGAATGCACAGAAAGAGATTCGAGATGATATCGAGGGTAATTTGTATCTCGATTACAACATCTTGGATGCCTAGCTAGATCATTGAAGCCCCGGAGAAATCCGGGGCTTTTTTTTGGCATTCATGTTGTCAGCCACGACAACACTCTAGAATTACAGCGTAATTTCAACGGGAATCTTTAGCGCTTGACAAGCTCGACTATACTGTGTGAGTAGCAGATCGACGGCGGAATACATTTCAGATGTAATTTCCTGGAATGTTGAATCCCCCGAGAAATCTACCGCCATGAAATTCTGCTAAGCCGGGGCCGAATTCTGCCGAATGGGAATTCGAAAGCCAACCGGAATGTAAAGTGAAATTGTAGAGTGATACTATCACCCGCCAGTCGGGAGGGTCACTCTGAACATGGGCATCCTGAAAAAATTTGGGCCGCGAAATCTTCAGTTTCGCGCTAGGTGCTGAGCACAAACTTCAGATTCCGTACAGTTTCACGTCGTAGCAGCTTCGCTCGCACTTGCGTAGCCTCAAGACAGGGCTAGACCCTTCCCGACCCCTCGGAAGGGCTTAGAACGGCTCCTGTGGCCTCTCAGGTGGGCTAGGTGACGTTGAGCCTGGTAGCCAGGATCGCCGGAAACGTGCCTTAGAAGGCTTCTAAGGCCACGCTAGCCGAAATGCAGTCCGGAGTACCCCTAAAGCTGAGAACGGCTCCTATGGCCTCAGAGCAGGCGTCGGCGCGGTCGGCGCGGCGTGGTTGGCGCGATCTGGCGCGAGCTACTCGGCCCCGGTGTGGAATTTCGGCGCGAGCGCAAAAAGAAAGGGCCGGGAAGAATCCCGGCCCCTCTTGTGCTCATCCCTCCGACAGAGAAGGAACGCACCCATCATAGCGCACGCTGTCAAGCGTCGTCATTCCAGCTATCCCACTCGGCGTACGCGACTGCGGCCTGCTCGAATTCGTAGTGGGCAGTCTCCTCATCGGCATACTCGCTCAGGCTGTGAAATCCCTGCGAGTCGGTCGTGACGATGAAGCGACCGACACGGTAGAAGTGTCCCATAGGCGCTTCCACATCGCCGGATATTTCATCGGCGCAACCGTCCATGTAGACCTGTTCGCACTGGTCGAGCGTCAATGTCTCGGACATTTTCATCCTTCCTTGGTAGGAGATAGCACTCTCGCGGAGATATTGCACTTTTCAAGCGCAACCTCTCTCGCGTGAGCTTTGCTCGTCGCGGTAACGGTGATGACCCAAATCTTCCCGTCGGCCATCACTTCCACGGTGTACTGAGCCGTGAAATTCAGAGGCACGTCAGTTCTCCTCCCATTTTGCCATTTCAGCTTCGAGCTTGTCGGCCTGCTCCTTGACCACGGGGCAGATTCCAACCGTCCTGTTCTCGGGCTGCTTGTAGACGATGCCAGCCTGCGACACGAAATACTCCGTGTCCGTGTTCAGGTCGTAGCACGTCCAGCCTGCCTCCCAAACGTATGCGCTTGGCTCGACCGGATGAAATTCCTCGACCACCACATCGGCAGTCTTGTTCCCGTCCAGTATGAGCGTGAAGGTCTGCGTGTCCATGAATGTAATTGTAGCAGGAAGTGTCAAGCGGCCGTCAATAATCAGACGGCCGCAAAATGGTCGTTACCTGCCGAACGCGCGAGTCCTCTCCCCACGCCGCGTCTGTAATTATCCAGAGCTTGACGTTGAAAAGCTTGTAGCTCGACACGATCCGAGCGCCCGTCTTGAGCGCATCCTCGTTTGCCCGCTTGTCGTGCGCATCGACGTTGCCCCAGTCGCCGTGCATGTGCTTCCAAAGCAACGGACGCATGGCATGAATTACCTCGTCCTGCTCACGCCCCTCACAAAGCTCATGCATCGCGCCGGACGTAATTCCGATGTTGCCAAGCGAGAACTTCGGAGCCATGATTGTCATTCCGCCTGCTCCATCACCATCTGCTCCATCACCATCGCGCACTCCATGCTGCTGTAGTGAAATTTCTCCATGACGAGCTTACCGTCAAAAGTCTTGTTCACCACGCGCATGTACTTCTCACCGGCCGGAATCACTCCCTCGCAGCAGTCGCAGTAATGCGTCTTGCGTGCGACCGGCGTTGAGCGGTCAAGGATCATTGCTGTGTCGTCGTATACCATATTTGCCTCTCTGTCGGAAAATGCCACTAATGTAATTATAGCGGCCTTGTCAAGCCTTCTTGGTCGTGCGCTTTACAGGACGCTTTCGAACCGGCTTCTTGGCCTGCGGAATCTCTGGTTGATGCGGCAGAGCCTTGAGGAATTCCAACTCGGTCTTTCGAGCTTCAGCTTCGCGCTGCTCACGCATGAAATCAACCATGTGATCCATCGTCGGCGGATTATTTTTGTAATTCCGCAACCACTGCTCGATTTCAGCGATACGCTTGCCCCGTTCCTCGGGAGTCATATCCACCAGCGCGAGAAAATAACGCTCACGCTCCTCACGCTCGATGCGCTCACGCTTTGCAGCAGCCGTCTTGCGCTCACGCTGCTCCTCCTGCACCAGCGCATCACGACGAGCCTGCTCCATATCGTGCTTGGCCGGGATATCGCAATACTCCGAATGAAAATCGCGGTAGTCAGTGACAAGCTCGCTGCGCTCATTCCTGAAAACCTCGGTGAGATACCACTTGCCCTTCGGACTGTGCTGCCAAGTCACGTTCTCGGA